TCTACGTTATGCCGCTAAATACTTCTAATTATGCCCCTCAGCACTTTTTCAAAACAAAAGTGATACAAGGCAATAATTGACGCACTAACAACAAAATATGCGAGTGGGTGTAGGAATAAAGTACAAACTACCTACATTCACTCGCCTTTTTCTGCCCCGATCTGCTTGTTATAATTGGCGGTACTGATACCCAGCAGCACGCCCAGGAAGGTGTCCACCGCAGTAATCGTACCAACAATCTGCTCACCATACGGCAGGCCCCAGATCTGGGATACCGCAAAATACAGCGTTGCCAGAGCCGGCAGTAGATACTGTGCGATCCACTTGCAAATATCATAAGTCTTGTTACTCATTTTACATCAAACCTCCTCTTTATTCAATGGGTGTTCGTGCATTGGCAGCCGCTCTACTTCTGCCATAGCCTTTGTCCCTGTGCCGTTGCCATTACTATCGTGATAAGGCACATACAGATAATCATGGAAATTCTCATACTCGTCCTGAGTGATGTACCCGCGCGAAGTATATAGCGCCGCAAGTGACATAATCCTATCATGTGCAAGGCCCAAGAGCAGCTTCGTCTTGGCATCCTTCTTTTCACGCCGAGCTTGGAGATAACTCCAGAACCCGCCGGAGGCCACGACGCTGCACACGACGGTGATGAGCAATTTAGCCCACTCGTCCATCTTAAACACCTCCCTTACGCGATTAAACGATCCAGCTCGTAAGGTATAAACATCCAGGCATCCTCTCCCATAACTTCATACGCGATACTGAATATCCGCATCCCGTAATCCGCTATGAAATTACACACCCATTCTTCAGCTTCCATCCAATACTGTCGTTTAACAGCTTTGTGAATATCAGGCAAAAGCCCGTAAGAAAACAAAGCAGCATGACCAAGCTCATGAATTAGTACCGTTTCTAGCTCTTGCCCACTCAAAACGTCGGAAATATAAATCCTCATTACGGTAGGGTCCGTAGTGGCAAGTGTGCTGGCTCCGGTCCTATCCACGAGCTTGGCGCTGCCTGGGTTTACGAAAGCTATATGCCACAAATATCCATTCATGACAAAGCTCTTCATAACCGTAAATCTTTAACGACCTTTAGACGGTCAACTCTCCAACAAGCGCTGTCAGGTCGGCTTTCATCCGCTTCTTCAGCTCAGGATCAGAGGACGACCAGATAGTCCGAATCGATTCAAGCGTATTCGCAATGTGCTCCCTCGCATGTCGATTCATTTCCTCTTTATCCTCGCTCTTGTTGGAATCGTGGTAATGGCGTCTCGAAACATCCCATTCACGGTAAGCGGTTCCGAACTTCTCATTTTTATCATCCATCATTTTACGGTTAGGCGTGTACCCCATGCGATAGCGGCGAGGATCAAACTGGTCAGTATCGGCCATGTGATCCATCTCCCACCACTCGGGCATCTCCATACCGTCACGGTCGTCCATATAACGGTCCAGTCCGCGAACATAGCCATAGCGGCCACGGGACTTACCTTCTTCCATCGCCTTCTCCACAGTCCGATAATAGTGGGCTTTCGCCTCGTAATAATCAGTCTGGGCAAAGTCTTTGATCATATCGACAACCTCGCCGGCTTCTTCTGCATCGACATTGCCGACACCGCCGGACATCTGGGTCTTGAGTGCATCGATCAGTGTGCATTTCAGCTCGCACAGATCCATATTCTTCTCGTTCTCAGCCATCGTTACTCACCTCCTCAACCGCACATCTTGCTGATAGCAAGCATCGGGTTCGCAGAGATAACGATGTCCGTAGTCCCAGTGTTCACAACGGTCACGCGGTCGTAGTCGCAGCACGAGTTAAAGACCGGCAGACAGATGGACACCTGCCCTACAGTATTCGCCGTCTCAGGGGTAAATATCATAGTCGTTTCCGGCATGACATCCTCGCCCAGAGCCAAAGCGAGCTGTACAGGTGTTGCTGCAGTAGCCCCGGTCACATTCGCATGGAACGAGACCATATAGGCGCCGCTGCGATTCAGTTTTACACTTCCTGTGCCTTTCCGATGGCACGTAGAGCAATTGGTGTTCGCAAGCACCGAGTTAAAAGTAAGTGCTGCTCCAGTGGCAACAGTCTGCTCAGTGGTATTCGTCAGCTTAATCATCAAGCTACCCTCCCTATCTCAAAATATAAAGGAGAGACCCCGGTCAAGGAGCCTCTCCATTTTGATTTAAGCACTCATGCCGCAGCAACCGGCAGTCTGGCACGGCAAGGTACCAGTCCCGGCATACGGATTCGTGACGATATAGGCAGGATTTACAGGAGGACGCAGCTGGTTAACGAGGTAGTTGTTCTGAGCCTGCTGAGAAGCGGACAGATCAGCAGCGGCCAGGCGAGAACGAAGCTGAGCAATCGTGTCATCCTTGGCAGCCATCTGGTTCGCCACAATCTCATCATGCAGCTGACGGTAGTTTGCATTGTCATTCTGCATGATCGCCTGGGTCTGCTGGGCGATAGCATTCGTGATAGCACAGGTATTAGTGGCCATCTGATACTGAATCTGAGCCTGGCCCTGCTTATTCTGGCAGCAGCAATCGGCAAGCTGAGTCTGCAGAGCATTAGTGTTCTGCATAGCCGCTACGTTATTGGCATTGATGGCCTGCTGCAGACCAAAGTTGCCCTGGAGCATCGCGGTATTCACACCGTTGAAGCCCGTCAGCATACCATTGTTCACAGCATAGAAACCATCACACATGCCGTAATTGATGCCGTCGAGCTTCGAGATGATGTTCTGGGTATCAAAACCGCGCTGGATGTCAGCCTGGGTAGCAGCCGTAGCAACATAGCCACCACCGTTGCCGTAACCACCATTAGCACCCCAGCCATAGCCGCCGAAGCCGCCCCACATGGCAAGCAGGATAATGATGATCCACCAGCCGTTACCGCCCCAACCGCCATCACGGTCGTTACCAGTCACAGCAGCAATATCGGAAAGAGAGGGCATATTCGCGTTAAACATAAGATTTTCCTCCTTCATAAGGAATGTAGAGTGAAAGAAACGGACTATCATAAGTCTTTCTTACTCAACCTATCTGCGCGCATTGATAGGCCTTTCTCAAAGACCTATAACCAAATGAATGGATTCCTTTTGCGTTCAGACATCCTTAGAATTTGTACTTCTCTTAATTTTCAACGTCCTTACTTTCTGATACCAAAGAACTTAAAGGCCTGGCTCATCGCCTGGTCTTTTGTCATTCCATAGGTCTTCAGAATATTATTTGCAACTTCCTGCCCTTTTGCACTGTCCCCATTTTGAATGATCTCCAGATACTGCTTAGCCATAGGGTTATTCATTACCTGGGGATTATTCTGGATCATCTGCATAGCAAATTTGGCAGGGTCAAACATGGTTAATACCTCTCTTTCTTGTAAATAACGATTAAGTTCTAAGCCACCAAGTCATCGTTACATCGGAAGTCGGCTTTTCTTCAACAAGTACAGTTATAGAGTTGCTTCCGGTGTACACAAGACCGCCGTTGATCACGTTTGCAGCTTCGGCAAGTGCTACTTTAGTGGCAAGAACCGAGCTATCACTAGGACTTCCAAATCCAAGAAACATTGAATTTGCAGTAATTGTTGGAGCAACCGAAATTTTCTTTACTGGAGTGACAACCTGTCGATATGCAAACCCTTGCGCTTGCTCATCAGAAGTCGCCGTACTCCAGCTGTCTACATAAAATGTAGCACTGTATTCCCATGGCAATGCCGCATACACGATTTTGTTCTGCACCGGGTTGGCGCTGCTGCTGGACAGTGCGGCATCGACCGTGGTTTTGTTAGCACCTGATTCAATGCCGCTCAGCTTGGAATACTGGGTCGAGCTCATCAGGCCATTGCTGTAGGCCGAGGCCAGGCTGTAGGTCGTGTTGGAACTCGGGATGCCCAGGGCGGTGATGTCGCTTTTCTGCACAGCAGAAACATTGGTGACGTGCCCCAGCTTATCCACGGTGATTTTGTACAGGCCGCTGGCCCGGGCGGTATGCGACGGGTGGGTATACTTGTTTGCGCCATCGGCGATGCCTTTCAGCTTTGTCACAGCGCTGGACGGCATCAGGCCAGCGGACGTTTCTGTGGCCTCAGATTTACTCCAGGTTCCATCACCTTTCAAGTAGCTATCCTTATCAGCAGAAGTCGGTGCCGGGACAAGGCCCGACGTACCGTCAGAGGTAGTCGTGGCACCTGTAAATACATCAGCCACCATAATCTCATTGATCTTTGCGGCATAGCCATCAATCGTAAGGTCTGATGGGACAGAAACACCTTTATTTTTGATGGCAGCCGCAATATCCTTTTTCGCCGTACTCAATCTGGTAATTTCATTTTGAATACTCACGCTGCCACCCTCTTTCAGATAGCCATAAGTGCTTCTTCAATGTCGTTGGTAAGGCTTACTGTACCGCCAGAAGTATAGCCGGCGGCAATTGTAACGCTCGTAGTAGTCAGACCATCAATGGTCTTGGCAATAGCTCCATTGTTGGCCATAGTGCCTTCAACAACAGCGCCGGTGGACGAAACAATCTTCTTCCCTGCCAGAATATCACTAGCCGCAGCAGTAACACTGCTCACGTCTTGGTATTTAGCGGGGATAGCCGCCACGGTAACTTTGCTCAGAACACTTCCCGCAGTGGGAGTGATATTCTGCTCAGCTTTAGTCGGGGTGGCAGTCTTCTGCTCCGTTACGATTTTCACAACACCTTTGCCATTGTGATAACCGGCAGGAACCGTATAGGAAGGCGTAGTTACATCAAGGGTCTTCTCCACGGCACCATTATTAGGCATGGTACCTGCAATCTGCTTGCCGGTCTTGTCAACAATAACCTTCCCAGTAAGAACATCTCCTGCTGCAGCAGTCACACTCGTGACATTCTGGTAAGAGTCAGGAATGGCGTTGACCGTAACATCACTGAGGCCATAGTAACCTTCATCTGCAGTAATCTGCTGGTTTGCCTTGGTCGGAGTTACAGTCTTGCTCTGCAAGCTATAGTTACCGCCGCCTGCTACGCCGCTTACTGTACCAGTGCCATCGTGGTAGCCCTTTGGAATGGTGTAGGTCTCGCCTTCCTTGACACTGGTTGAGACACTTCCCTGATTCGTAATAGAATCGAATGCTGAAGCGAGGTCATCCAGGTTCGAGGTAGTAGTAATTGCCTTAGAAACGGTATCAACATCGGCCTTGGTAGATAACTTCAGCTCGATAGCCTTGGTTCTTAAGAGGTCACGATCAGATTGAATTCTTGTAATTTCTGTTGCAATGCTCATATTTCTTCACTCCTTCAAATGCCGCTCAAAAGGACATCAATGTTTCCGACGATTGTGTCGACAGCTGCGCTCGAAATTGGACGAGTATTATCTTTCTCTGCGTCATTCGCAACATCGACTGAGAGAACCTTAGTTGCTTCATCATAGAGCAATCCATTGCCTATTTTGAAATCAATTACGGTTCCGCTGGACTCTTTTGGTGTTTCCCATCCGATATCCAGATCTTTGTCACTAAGCTTCGTGAAGACTTGTCCTTTTTTACCTCCCCGCGCTAAATTTCGCAGAAATTCAGCAATGGACATTATTTGCTCAAGTAATTTGACATCTTCTTCATCATACTCATCTGGCTCAATGTTGCTGTGATGCCCAAGATGATATGGAACATCACAGGTGATAATGCATTCGCCATCTTTATAACCGGCAAACACAATCGCCCCAAATCCGCAACAACCTGCAGTAGCGTCTTTTGGCACAGGAATAACGGGATCGGTGAGCAATACTGTTCGCTTTACTTTTTTGGGAGAAATGAAAGTGGCATATACACTCAAGTCCTCCCAGCCAGATTCGGGCATGACATTTATATGCTCTCGGCCATAGCTGTCGTATGTGCCAAATTCAAGATACTTTTTCGGGCTGTCCTTAATGGCAGCGGTATATTCGTTCAGAACGATTGTATTTGCCATCTCAGTCGCTCCTGTTTATTCCGGATGTGGAACTTCCTCCACCTTCACCGGTTCATTTTGATTTGGTCTTTGCTTATGCTTGTTCTTAAAAAGGTATCGCTCTACTTTATTCAGCCTCTCCGAAATATCCGATAGACTCACAGCAGATTCGTCAATTTGTTTCTTGGGCTTCTCCAAAACAAACTTTACAGTCTGGATTTGCCCGTTGGAGGTCCACCATTTCCCGTACACACAACTCCAGTCGTGCATCGGGAATAAACTCACGCTGCCATCCATCGGTACTTCCTGCGGCATAATCTCATCAGGCGAATAAATCATCCTGCCTGGGATAGTCCTGGGCCTTGCCTGTACAGCACCAACATTCGGTGCCGCCGGATAAGCAGTCGGGTAAATCGCAGGCTGCGGTTGCAGAAAACTATTTTGACTTCCTTGGGGCATAGTCCCCGGCATCATGTTTGTAGCCATAGTTTTCTCCTTTCAAAGCAAAAGGTCAGCCGGGATACTCTTCACCGGTGACCTCTTTATACTGTTCTGCGGTGATAGCGCCTTTCTTCACGGCATTGGCCATCATCTTCTTGTTCCACAATTTCGGATACCAAAGTTTCAGCTTCTCAATGTTCAGCATAACTTATTCCTCCGTCATCAGGGTGTCGGTCATCATGGCCGTATAGGTTGCCTGTGCTTCTACCGGGCTTACAGCAGTGGACGCCTGCGTATCGATAACATCCCGCATATCCGAGATCTCTTCAAGCCGAATATCATACTCATAACCCGGCAGGTTGTGGATCACGCCATCCCAGATAATACCGGTGCCGTCCTGGGCAACGATAACAACACCGTTTTCCTGTGCCTTGCAGTGCAGAACTTTATCCGTAACAGCGACCAGAGTGTCGTTTTTATAAACCTTGTACATCGATTTTGAACCTCCTTTAGCCTACGCCGAAGCCGAGACAGTATGTCATTGGTACGCCAAACATGGTAGTCGCTGTGGCATTATTGTCTGAACTTACAACTGCACCATCTGCTCTAACATAACAATAAGAACTATATTGTGTATAGAGACCTCTCGTGGAACGAGTCCACCATGCACAGTCAGCACCATTACTCATCCGAATTCTGGATTCATTAGAAGAGAAAATCGGATATAAAGTGCTTCCATCATCATAGCAGCTGTAGCCATTAAACGATGTAGCTCCAATAACTTCCTGTGCTGACAACATCCATGCTTTATCATCAGAAGTTACAACGGGATGTCCGGAAGAAGAATAAGCAATTGAATTCTTTCTGGCAGTAGTCATGATGTTCTGCCATTCGTCAGGAAAATTAGAAACAATACTCGGGAGAACATTCTTTCTGAACTCACATTCAGGATATCCACCAACAGTAGAAGCAGAACTATGGATTCGACCGCCATCTTTAAGCGCTTGTTTCATAACTAATGTCACAGGAATTGTAACTCCGCCAGGCGTGACATCATGGTTAAAGTCAGCAATGGCTACATCAATTACTTCACCTGTTTTCATGGTAATGGTATGGTAATCACCAACGCTCCAATACTGGCGGGCCATTCCACTCTTTGCAATCGCCTGGATCTCAGTCGTTGTGCAATCGTAGAATGCTTTCTTGGCCAGCGCCCAGATTTCGGTAATGCCGTAGGTAAAGGCTTTCACCTGCTGGGTAAAGCTGTAGCTGCCGCTCCTGGCAGTAACGGCCCACTGTCCGACTTTACCAAGGTTCAGTTCCAGCACGCCTGCATAAGGAATCGTACCGCTAACAGTTTTCGAGCCAAGAGTTGCACTGATACTGGTTCCAGACAGGCCATTTACGCGCAGGATGACAGCGCCACCCCCGCCACCGCCGGAACCCCCAGAAATAACGCCCATAACTTAAATCCTCCCGTCTGCCAGAACCGTAAAATCGATTTCCGGCTTCTGCTCATAGCAGTAAATATCAACGTAGCCAGCACCAGTAACGCCACGGCTCAAACAACCAAGCGCCTCCAGGTTCGCAGCGTCTGTCTCCTGATTGCCAGTAGGAGCTACATACATGGGCCCAAAATTCCGGTCAGAAGTCATCGTAGAGATAGATACTCTCTGGCGGTAAGGCCCGGTGCCAGTCCAGTTTGCAGCTTTCAGACTGATACTGATAGTAGCCAGTTTGTTGATCTTGTTGTTAAGGTTGGCTGCAGCGTTGGAGTCAAGGGTTGCTTCCAAATCGCTGAACCAGGCATTAAAGTCCGAATTACGATTGGCAATATACTCTTCCTGCTCTTCCTGCTGCTGGGCCATCCACTCGGTATAATTAGCCTTCCACTGTGCCATAATTTGATCAAAGCTCATAGAGGCCATAACGCCAGATGCCAGCGGGCACTCAGATGTGCCGACAGCATTCTCGATCTGAGACTGTGAAATGCTGCTGGAACCTGCTTTACGCAAAATATAAGCCAGCGGATACTGGTGCACAAACTCAGTGTTCTCCATCGTGGGTTTCACCGGGTTTGATGCTTCGGTTCCGGTCACAACTTTGATACTGTTTTTACGCACATCAGAAGCAGCGTTCACTTCCAGCACAATGGCATCATAGCGATCCAAAAGCACAGCCGCAGATCTGCAGCTAATAGGCATCGGTGCATCGTTGTAGGTCCAGGTATGGTTGAACCAAGCACGTCCACTCGATACGTTTACAGTATTCCCAGTTCCGGCTTTTACAGCAAACGTATCACCAACTGCACCAATGACACCATCATAGATAATGCCATCAAACATCCGGCTCAAATCTTCGGAGTCGTACTTTCGATCTCCATTCAGGCTATTGTAAAAGCCATAGCTAAAAGCCATATTGTACAGCCTCCTTTAAGTTTTTGTCAGTGTCGGGGTCGAGAATGTCGGTACAATTGTAGTACCCGTGGAACTATCCGAGATAACGACCTCAACCACTCTTGTAGTAGCCTTGATTTTGTACTCATTTTGAATCTGTACAATATCCCCGACGAAGAAATCCTTCCCATAGCTGAACATTTCAGTATTCTCGATGTCGCCCTCAAACCCGGTAGCCTGGGTATTCTCCCCAAGTTTATCGTAGCCTCGCTGTTCAAGCTGGGCATTGTATTCGGTGGCAGATAGAGTCTTATCGCTTGTCTTGGTGCTCAAATCCCGGGCATCCACAAACAGCTCTCGCCTGTCCATCCCACTGGGGAATGCCTCAACACCGTTGCCGTATACACTCTTGAATTTTCGGTCCGAGCCTTCTCCTTCCCCGCCAACCAGTGCTACATTCTTAAGCTCCGCAGAACTTTCGTAGTAGTTCGAGTTTACCAGGTTTTCAAAGTTCGGGCTAAAGATTACATACGGCAGCTTCTTTTGATTGTAAGAGCGGTCCGTTCCAAAATACAAAGAAAACTCGAACTTAAGGTCACTGTTTAAGATAACCTTAAATCCGAGTTCATTCGTTTCGCAAAGAGATTTAATAGCATCGTAGAGATTGTCGCCCGTATACTGGGCATCTACTGTCAGCTTCGTAATTGCTTCGTCATTGCTTTCCTTAAAAACAAAATTCGGGATCTTCCGCTTCTCGTCACTCGGCTGGATGACGTTTTCGTTCAGAAGTTTCTTGATCCCGTCCTGTAAGCTGCCGCTAAGGGTCGTCTGGGTCCAGATAATACGCCGGTCTAAAATAGACTCAAGGCTCCTCCCCGTCACAGTAACGTGGCTGCCATCCTCCGCATCGCTCTCGATATCGTTCTTCTCGATAATCATAAGATGCTCAGATTCGGCGCTCCAAATATAATACCCGTCTTTGGTAAAGTTGAAAAATGCTGCACTGACAGGGGCATAAAGCTCAAAGTCTCCGTAGCCGGTGTAACGGTCAGTCCAGATAAAAGACTCATAGTCGTCAATTACAGCTACCGACTTAAAGTCCTTGTCCATAATCAGTGCTTCCATTTAAATACCCTCATACAAAGAAGAATAGTTTATTTTGAAATCCAGGTAGTCGCTGCCCTCATCCGCAGTATAGCCGAAAATGTTGTCGCCTTTTGACAGCATAAACCAGTCGTCATCTTTGCCAATACAGTTCAGGATATTAGTCGTAACACCGTCACGCAAAAGTTCGATCGATTTGTGGCCCTTCACAGTCGAAATCGTAATTGTATCGCCGTTCACAATGCCGGAACCAGTAAAGCTCACAAGCTCATCGTGGCTGATAGCCATTTTCTCTCTGGTTCGCACATTGTAAATTGTAAGGTTCTTCACTGTGCCGATCGCTTCAATGATGATAGTAATTCCCTGCTCCGCATCGCCGTCATAGTAAACGACATTTTCTTTGCGCCGCTCGATAATACCAAACTCGATCTTATCCTCAGTCAGCGATTCGTTAGAGAAAGGAAACTCGAAATTAGGAGCCACACCATGAAATACTACCTCTCGAATTCCGTCATCGCCTGCCGACTTCCAATACGGATTCGGGCAAACGATACTGACCTGAATGTCTTCGTTTTCACTAAAGATATTTGGTTCATTGGATTCGGGGTAGCCTTCCACAATGCAGCGCCGATTATCAGTCTCAATCTCAAGTTGCAAATACTTCTTCACAGGAAAATACTTGTAACTCAAATGTCGTGCATCTTCAATGGTAGGTGCTCCATGCAGGATAAGATACAAAACAATGTTTCGTTCAGTAGATCGGGCAGAGTTAAACTTAGAACCGTCATTTGTGGCAATTTCCGTTGTGTTGATGTTGGCTTTGGGCGGACCAAGCCCTTCGATATTCTCAATCTCAAAAGGCCCGCCATTCCAGATGAGAGGAATGGTCAGTGATTCGCCCATGTAGTTCGTGACTTTCACGGATTTAATCATGATTTTCCTCTTTCCTTCATCATGGCAAACTGGTTGTTCGTCTGGCGGTACAAATCGATCCGGCTCAGTGCCTTCGGGCTGTAGTTATTCTGCGTAAAGTTGTAGGTGGTAGCCCCGCCATTTTGATTCTGGCTGGGGTTCACATTCTCAGCATACTTATCCGCAGGGGCTGCCTTCCGTACACGGTCAATGCTGCCGGCAAGGTTCATGCTGCGGTTTGCAAAACTCCGATCAAACGCATTAAGGCCACTATCCACCTCATCCATATCCAAAACCGGCCGGATGGTAGGCTCGTACTCGAAATCCTCATCCATCGTAGCGGCAATGTTCTCAGCAATGATTTGTGCCGCCGAGAGCGCCTGATTAGAGATTGTCTCGGTTGCCTTTGCCACCCGATCTGCATAATCATAGATACCGTTGGAAAGCCCCAAATCAAAGAACCGCCCGAAGCCATAAGTGACCTTGGAAGGAGAGTTGATTTGCAGAGCATCTTTTGCCGCTTTTATGGCTTTGGTGGCTAAGTCGGTCGCAGCAGTAATAGCCCCAGACTCACCAGAGCGAATGCCTTCTGCAAGACCGATAGACAAAAAAGCCCCTGCTGTATACCAGTTATTGTACTGGCTATAAATTTCAGAAGCAGCACTTGTAAGTATATTGGTAACGGCGTTATTGACATTGCTTCCAGAATCATTCAGTGCATCAGAAATTTTCGAGCCAAGAGATTTACCGTAAGTGTAAAAGGTACTCTTATACGGCGCTGAATTGTTCAATGCGGAAGTAAGCATATTGCCAATTGCAGTGCTTACTTCCGCAGACTTACTAGTAATAGCAGTGCTCAGCCCACTAACCATATTTGATACAGCTGTAGAAATAGTTGAAATATTAGCGCTCCCAGAAACATCAATTCCTGACAACTTAGATAGGGCATCTGCCAAAGAAACTATTCCAGCGGTGGCACTTGTATAGTCAACCCCAGACAATTTACTTGCAGAATCTGCAATTGTTCCGATAGAACTAACAGCCAACGATATGTTACCAACATTACTAAAACTCATAAGGCCACTTGAAAGAGCTGATAATCCGGTTTCGATTGACTCCGGAATTTTCACGCCGTTCCAAGTTTTAACGGCCTCAGCCAAGGAAGTCAACGGCTCAATGATCGTGCCAATAGACCATCCTGCAACAAAAGCAAAGCTGAAAGACTCTACGCCACTAGCAAGTTCGGCCATCTTTGTCTGAATATCGTCAGGGATTTTAACGCCATTCCACTTTTTAATTGCACCGGCCAAATCGCCGATAGGCGCAACAACCTTAGTGAGTGCATCGCCAGCCAAAGAAGATAAAGTGAATGCATTAACCCCTGTCGCAAGAGAAGTTAAAGATGTGCCAAGCGTTTCTGGAACTTCTACGCCAGACCACTTGCGCACCGAATCAGCTAAATCGCCAAGTCCCGTTGCGACAGTAGAAATAGCATCTGAAGCCGACCCCGCAAACATAAAGGAACTAATTCCGCTGGAAAGTGCACTAAGCTGATCAGAAAGTCCTTCAGGAACTTCCACATCTTTCCAATTTCTAACTGAATCGGCAAGGGTTCCAAGCCCAGAGGAAACAGTATTAACTGCATCAGCACCCCAACCAGCAAACATAAAGTTACCAACGCCGTTTGCCAGTGAAACAAGTTGTGAATACATTCCATCTGGAACGGTAACGTCTTTCCATTTCGAAACAGAATCAGCGAGTTCTCCTAATCCGGGAACCAGTTCGGAAATTGCATCTGCACCCCAACCAGCGAGGATAAATGCATTCACACCGTTCGACAAAGACGTCAAAGAAGGACCAAGAGTAGCAGGAATTTCAACCCCATCCCATTTGACAATGCTATCTGCAAGATTGCCAAGTGCAGGGGCAACAATTCCGATATTGTCCCCAGACCATCCAGCAAACATAAAACAATTGACGCCGCTTGCCAAAGATCCTAATGATGTTCCCAAATTTTCAGGAATATCGACATTTTTCCATTTAACAATTGCGTCAGCCAAATCACCCAATGCCGGAGCAATGATTCCTATGTTATCTCCACCCCATCCAGTGAACATGAATCCATTTACAGCCGTTGCTAAAGGTGATAAAGTGGATGCTAATTTTTCAGGGATCTCAACATTTCCCCATTTGACCATTGCGTCAGCCAAATTACCAAGACCCGTGGCAGCCTTAGAAACGTTGTCTGCACCCCAACCGGCAAACATAAAGCCGTTAATGGCACTGGCCAAAGAGCCCATTTGCGAGCTAATATTCTTAGGGATCTCGACATCTGTCCATTTCTTGACTGACTCAGCCAGCACACCAAAAGACGAAGCAAAAACGGAAAGAGCATCGGCGCCCCAACCGGCGAACATAAAAGCATTCACGCCATTTGCCAAAGAGCCCATTTGGGTTCCGAGGTTAGTCGGAATATGGACATCGGCCCAAGCCTTAGCACCTTCTGCTAATGGAATAAGAGAAGAAGCAAGTGATTTTATAGCTCCAGCTCCAAAACCAGAAAACGTATTGAGGAATCCTCCAGCGGCAATAGAACTAAGTGCCCCAAGCATTGCAGTAAGACCATTGCTGATCTCCTCGACAGACATTGAACCAAATTCTTTAAGAGCATCTGCCAAATCGCCAAGCCCCTGAATTGCTAAAAGTAAGGAACCTCCTCCTAAAAATCCAGTTAAACCAGAAACCAAGCCATGAATACCGGTAATGGCGGCTACTTCCGTAAGTGCACCGCCCATCCCAGCCAGACCTCGTTTGATTTCATCCCAACTAAGACCTCCGATTTGTTCAAGAGCGTCTGCCAAATCACTAAGTCCAGTGATTGTAAGCCGAATAGATCCAGCTCCAAGCAAACCACTAAATCCAGCAATCTTGCCAAGAGCGCCTGTAAATCCTGCCACTTCGGTAAGTGCACCACCCATAGCAGCGAGTCCGCGAACAATAGCTTCCCAAGACACAACCCCAAATTTTGTAAGGGCATCGGCAAGTTCATCAAGTCCACTGGTTACAATAGTGATTGAGCCAGCCGCAAACAATGAACTAAATCCTGCCAATTTAGAAACGGCTACCAAAGCAGTAGAGACTTCAGCCAAAGCCCCGCCCATCCCAGCAAGACCATGCCCGATTTCATCCCAGCTAAGTCCGCCAAATTTGCTAAGACCATCGGCAAGCCCGGACAAAGACTGAACGATAATCAATGCCGATACACTACCCGCCAAAGAGCCAAGACCGCTCACTTTATTAAGAACACCGAGCACAACAACCAATTCGCCAAGGGCACCGCCCATAGCAATAAGAGACCGGCCAATTTCATCCCATGAGAATCCAGAGAATTTACTCATGGCATCTCCAAGAATTTTACAGCTCTCTGCGAATGCTAAAAGACTAATACTTGTGGTAAGCGGAATTTTCACTCCGTTAAGTGCTTTGAGTCCAACACAGAAAATCGCCAGACCGCCGCCAACGCCAATAAGGCCTTTGGCAAGTTCAGCAAGAGAAAGGCTACCAAATTTGGCCATAGCCGATGCCAGAACTTTCATGGATTCAGCAATCAGAATCAAACTGAAAGAAGCCTTCATTAAACCCTTAGACCCATTTTTTGAAAGAGTCTTTGTAATACCGTCAAGGCTTTTCGTCAACATTTTGAACATGGCTGCCATGGCGCTAATGCCCTTAAGTGCCGACCCAACATCAAGTTGCGAGAGTGTATTCAGTGAAGCAGTAAGAACTCCAATTGCCCCGGCAATACTAACAAGCGAAGTCACTTTAATGCTTGTTGTCAATGCCTGTAAGCTATCGTGAAGGCTTTCAAAGAGTTCAGAAATTGTAGCTTTCAGCGATCCTGATTTTTTACCAGTTCCGGTCAATTTCTCGATAAATCCAGAAATTCCGCTAGCTGCGTCAAAGAGCTCCTTACCTGTCAGAGCGCTAAATGCCGCTGCAACCGTGCCAAGAACGCCCTTTAGCGAAATATTCTCTTTCAGCCAAGAGAATACAGTCTTAAAGGAATTCCAGATAAAACCGAGAACCGAAGAAATGCTCGAGCCAATCGTACCGAATGCTCCACTAAACCCTCCGGCACTATTAAGTACACCAGAGAACAGATCAGAAATCCCGGTAACGATTTTATCGAACATTCCGACAAGTCCGTCTGTCGAAAAACTCTCATTCAAAGTAACAAGAAAATCGCCAACAGAAGCAGCGGCATCCAAAAGTGTATTTCCTAAATCTTTCAAACCATCGGAGCCTAAAAGTTTAGCGATTGCATCTCCAACAGTTCCAAGAACCTTCTTGAAAATATCAAAAACAGCAAACACACCTTTAAAGGTCCGCTTCAATTTGTTGGCGGTTTCATCACTCACGATTAAAGATTCTGTAAACTTCTTGAGATTTTCAGTCATTGAAAGTAGTTTACCAGAAGTCAAAGGTGCAAAAATCTCACCAAACGCCTCTTTAATAGACCCCGTTACTTTGGATACTGCATCCCAAATATTCCAGAAAGACTGAATTAGATCGTCTCGGCCTCCAGATTCTTTCCATTCTTTAAGCATCTCGTTCCGAGCTTCAGCACCGCCAGCAAACACATCATACATGGCATTTGCCAAATCAGTCCAAAGCTGAGTGGCCTCTTCCTGGTTGCCAAAGATCAACTCAAAGGTATTCATCCAACCGGTGGATACAGCATCTTTTACAGAATCAACTGCATCGCCCCAGGTTCGTGCTTCCTGAGCGGCTTTGAATGCTTTCAGACCGAAAGAATCGACTTTATCGCCAAGTTCAGAAATTGCCTGTGACGCAGTAATACCTTTCTCATCAGCATAATCATAAATTTGGTCCACTGCGCTCGAATAAGTCTGAAAAACTGACATCATAACATCAGATGTAAACCAAGCGTCTTCTGTCAAGTGCTCTGCGAATTGGGATTTTGTAAAAGAGCCTTTATTATTTACAAGAGATGTATAGGTATCATCAGCATTTTTCTTTAGCTTACCAAGAGCAACGCCAGCATCAAGGCATTTCTGTCGGAACTCGTCGGTATCCATACTGGCATTTTGAATCGACTTATAGTCCTCTTTTCGCATGATACCAGCGCCCATTGCCTGAGAAAGCTGGTACATTGCGCGGCTGGCAGTAGTCGCATTCTGGCCGGAAAGAGCGGCCCAGTTGGCAATGCCCTCCATAGCCGTTACAGATTCTTCCAGTCCCTTACCCGATGCCGTAAACTTCGCAATATTTGCCACCATATCCGTGAAGTTGTACGAGGTTTCATCCGTAAACCAGTTAAGTCGATTAAGCTGTTCATTCACACGCTCAAGTTCATTGCCCTGTGCGACTAGAGTCGCGACCGAGGAGGTCTTACTGCCAAATTTAGCAAAACCCGCAGAAATCTGGTCAATGGAAAGTGACTTTATAAGGGATTCGCCAGTAGAAATCGCAGCATTTGTAATTCGCTGCAAAGCTGTAATGCCAATTACTTCCAGGGTACTGAACTTCTGTTGAACAGCATAAATACCACCCTGAAGTCCGCTGAAATCCATTGAATTAGCAGCTTTGGATACACTTTCAAGGCCTTTACTGGCTCCATCAAGCTTCAGCCCTTTTTCTAAATTGTCAATGCTTTTAAGGCTTGTAGAGATGCCTTTCTCAAACTGTGCATTGTCAAACTGCATCTCAACAATGCGCTGGTCAATAGACGAACTCATTCCTTTGTCACCTCTCCCCAAACCTCAGCTGCCATTTGGTCAAAAATAGGGCGGATAGCCGGGTTGATGTAATCTCGACCCTGAACGTATCCGCCATTCCTTGTTCCGTGACCATATTGCAGGATAATCGCAATATTCACGCCTTTATTCACATTGCTGTTGGTCCAGGTGATCTTTACACCGTCTTTATCGCGGTTGATCCTGTAGTCCCAACTCTCAGCAGTTTTGCCGCTGTCTCTTGGGGTAGCCAGGGCCAATGCCTCTACCCCTTTCCGGCCATACTTATCCAGGCATTTCAGGTATTCCTCTTCAGACATCCGCTTTAAAAACCGCTTTGTCTTTTTAAGGTCCCCCTTATGCTTAAAAACAATGGCCATTTTGATTCTCCTTACACGTACTCAGCCTTATACAGCCCCATGTCTGTCAGCTTCAGCTCTTTTGCCAGATTGTAAAATTTCATGGCATCACCGTTGCTTACGGGTCCAATCGTGATCTTCTGCATTGTTTTAGCAGCAGGCTTGGCAGGTTCCGAAGGGGTAACGTCTGTGGACCAGGCCTTAATAACTCGGTCAAGGTCTACTACGCCGCTCGTAATACCGGCCACTGTACCCTGCGCATACTGGTGGAGATGGCGCGGCAGCATCGTATCGTAGTTAGATCGCGTATCGGCCAGCCATCCAATGTATCCGTTGCCGTTCACAAGGCTTGTGTAGTCAATGTTTGAATAGGCGAAGTTCGTAAAAGTATAAACCCCCGGCAGATAGCCAAGCTCACGAACTCTCTCGCAGAAAGCCGCAGCCGCCGCAGTTCTTGCCGACTTAGTGATATGGTCGGCACGGCCATTGTGATTCTTCTCGCTCGAATATTCGGCATCAAAGAAGATAGGCAGCCCTTTGCCTCGGCCATTCAGAACCTTTACAGCATACTCGGCCTCGGCCTTGCCTTCCGCAGCATTCAACGCCTGGCTAAAGAAATAGAACCCTGCCAGCTTATTGTTTGCCAAAGCTCCAGAAATATTTCGCTCAAAATATTCATCAGTTACCAACGTACCGGCATCACCGTACCCACGGTACCCAATGCGAATAAACGCTTTATAAGGGACTCTATCCCACTCAATCACCTTCTGCCATTTAGAGACATCAATCGTGATCTGATCACTCATAGTTTCAGGCTCCTCTCCATAGGTTCCAACCTCATTCGGACAACCGCAATATTCTGTCGGATCAATGCCTGTTCCCAGTGCAGTTTCGCGGCACTCAAAGTGCACATGTTCATACGGCGGGTCAGCCAATGCCGCGTTGCCGGTATTACCCATAACGGCAATTAAGTCACCAGATTCTACAATGTCCCCGGCCTTAACAAGCAGCTTTGCATTATGGCACAGGTAGATATACCTCGTCCGGCTGCCCTTCGGGGGATTCTGCACTTCCAGGCAAATATAGTAGCCCCACTCCCAGGTCCTATTGGATTTGTAAGTCACAATTCTGGCTCTCGTAACTTTAAACTTCACTTTCGTGCCGTCTTTGTAATAAGGGGCGAAATATTCCTTATCATCCAAAAGTTCCAGGTCAATACCGCCGTGCCAGGTCTTTCCTCCGCCACGGGTATAACCATATCTTGCATAATTGTAACGGACTCGCACTCGTCCGTTGGTAATACCGCCTGCAAGTCTCATTTTTTATCTCTCCTTCTAAAAGGGAATCATCCTTTGGTACCGGTCTTTGCCCGGCGCTTAGCATTTAGCTCTGCATATCTATCAAAGGTAGCTTTTTTGCTCATCTTTTTCTTCGGTTCATGGCTATTATTTAAAACCCGTACCAAAGTAATCAGCCGGTTTAAATGCCAGCGCTCAAACTCGACCGGGATACCCAAATCCACCATCCAGGAATAGATCACTTCGTTAGTAATAACTTTTTTCTTTCCTGTTCGCTTCTCATCCGCAAACCAGGTGGCTGTCATCGGGTCCTCGATATACGCATCGATCTCCGCCAGCTGTTTATTGGTGATCCCGTAATAAGCCATAGGGTTTACAGCCTTGTTCACCGTCATACAGCGGATATAATCGATCTGCTGCTCTTTGGTATGAGCCTCGTCACTTAAAAAGACTTTGTGCCATTTTGATTCCCACTTAGAAAGGGAGATAAGGGAATGCTCAAGCACAAGTTTCTGCTCCGGTACCGTAATAAACTGGTTATTCGCCTCGTCGTAATACTCTCTCGGGGCTACCGTAATCTCAAGCATTCCTTATCTCTCCTCATGCCTTATACTTTATGCAAAACCGTTACATTGCCTGCCGGAACTGCACTAACTTCTTCCATCTTCGGCGCAACCTCAGCAAAGAACTTGGCAGCCTCTTCGGGGTTGCTCAAAAGTTCAATGTAAAGATCACTATAAGCCTCTGTCTGACTAAATGCTTCACTCAGCTCCTGGCTCTTAATAAAACGTTTGCCGTCATCACTTTTCACACCATAGCTCTTCAGGAGTAGCTCCTTAAAAAGTTTTGCAATACGGATGATGTCTTTTTCAGCGATAATGCGTTTCATCGTTTCACTAAAAGTACCAGCTGTCGTAAGTTCCATATCGACAAGTTCAGCCTTGGTCAGATTAAAGCGGAACTCTTCGGTACGCTCCAGGCCGTCGTAATCGGTATAGGTAATGGTTTTCTTAAGCATGGTCATTTTCTCCTTTCAAAGATCATAGTTATGCGCCGACTTCGCCCAGCAGAGTCAGAACCTCAGCAGGAAGCGGTAGTTCAGGCTGGTCGCTTTCGCCGCCGTACAGCTTGGCCTCCAACTGAGACAGTTTGCTCTTGTCCGCAGTGCGGCTGTCGATCACGATGTGTGCAGTCGGCTTATGGCCGGCAACGGCAACCGGGTTGGTAGTGTAATCCCAGCTCATAGTCGCAGCGTCAGGGCTGTCATTGATGGTCTCATGGCTCATCTCCGAAGGGGAAGCCGTGGCACCATAAACCAGATGCAACTTATAGCCAGCTTCATCGCTGACATCGTTGCCGATCTTGGTGCGGTAAGACAGGCCAAACATCTTGCGGCTCTGCTGACTGGCATAAGCGCCCTTGGCGATCTGCACACGACCATCGCACTCATTCCACTCATCAGGATAAGTGTAAGCCTCGATGGTGCCACCATGGTCCTCGGCTGCACGCATGGAACCATACTTGATGTTGTCGGCGTACAGGGCGGTCTCTTCTGCGCCGGAGGGGCTCTCGGAGACAGAGGTCAGGCCATTCCAGGCCACACCGGGGGTATATTTGCTAGAGGTGGTGTTATACGGGTACAGAACACCGTGGTCAACGCCAGTTTCGTAAAAGCGCTTGCCGGTATCATCCCAGGTAATAACTGCCATTTTGATTGTCCTCCTTTAGTAATAAAGGTTTAATACATAGTGGTTTAGATTGTCAGCCGTGTAAAAACGGTCAAACAAACAAAGCGGCCACTGTGCGATAAGTTCCGGAATTTTCGTATCCGGGTTCTTATCGATCACAGTGACCTTATAGCGTTTTGTCCATCTGTACGGGGCATTGTCCGCAAATTTGGTATCGGCTGTATTCCATTCGTAAAGGATGCATGGATACTTCAGCTGGGTATTCACCGTAGGCTGAAAGTAGACCCTGCAATCCTTTCCGGTTTCCGGGCAGCCCAAAACCTCACACAAATCATGGTGGAGCTCAAGTCTCGTTCCCATTGTAAAGACCTCCCAACGTCAGGATCAGTCGTGGATACTGCACCTCGACCTCGGTGATCTTCCACTTTGCCCCATTGAATTCGGCATACCGCATCGCAAAGTAATTCTCACGGGCATACGGGTCGGATACAATACTCAGCTGACTGCTAATGGTGAGATCGTCGTTTAAGTGCTCCGTCCCCTGGAGTCTCCGAGTATTTCGGATGAAATCGCCATAATATGGCCGAACTGTAATCTCCTCGACATTCACACCTGGCGCGGTCTCAGTCAGTGTACAGTATCCGATGTTTCCGTAAAATTTAGCCATGAGAATCCCTCTTTGCAATTAGTTATACCTAACTTGCGATCAGCCGCCAATACCGCTGGTAGCCTTAGTCTCGAAGACGATAGCCGACTTTGGCACAGTCAGGGCACCGGAGCAGCGGGTCTCGATCAGGTACTTCTCCTGGTTGTAGTCGATGTCAAAGTCCTCGAACATCGACACGGCACCGCCCTTGTCAGCGCCAACAGTGTAGTCAACCAGGTTGACCATGATGGCCTTCAGGGTAAAGGTATCCTTAGTGCCGGAGGCGGCAACCTCACGGGTCAGGTTCTCAAACTGAGGAATGGTAACAATCTTGGCAACGCGCATTGCGGTGGCCAGCTCCTCAACGCTCTTGTAGATGCGAATGCCGTTCTTGTCCTTCAGCAGCAGCATCTCAGCCAGCACATCCTCACTGGTGAAAAGGGTCGGGTTGCCAGAGCCCTTGTACTCCTTACGAGCGCGAATGGTATCGTCGATCAGGTTGCTGGCAGTCTCACCCTCGGTGGTGCCAATGGTGATCTCACGTTTCACAGTAAACAGTGCATCATCGGTCCAGATCGGGCGGATATGAGTCTCCTGAATCTTGTCGTCGGCAGCGCTGGAGCGGCCATCGCCAATCAGGAAAGCACGGGCCAGTTCCTCATCCAGCTTGCCGCGCATCTCACCCTTGACCCAGGCGACGACATCGAAATCGGTGATGTCGATAATATCATCGCGATCAAACTTCTGCTTCTTGTAAACAGTCTGGGGGTCAGTGGTACGCTTCAGCAGGGTGAAGACTTCCTCAATCTTCTTCTTACCCTTGGTGTAACCTTTTGCACGGGCCTCGTCAGCGGTAATATCAGCAAAGCTGGTCTTAACACGGCTGAAAGGAACATGCTTAACACCGTTCATCACGACATTGACCCAGCTCTGGTCACGATCGATAAACTTCGGGGGAGTATTCAGCTCCTTGTATTCGGGGAACAGCTTATCAATCTCTTTGATGCCGTAATCACCAGCGGCGTGCTCCAGGTAGTCCTCAGTTGCCTCTTTCAGAGTCAGGCGGCCCTTCTTAGCATCGTTGATGATGGTGGTCATAGCATCATGGGACAGAACATCCTCAGTACGCTCGGTCTCTTTGTCAAAAATATTATGCTTCATGGTTTTATCCTCCTCAGTAATGGGTTCTTCTTTGGCACTATCGTCGGATTCCTTATCTGCAGCCAGACCTACCATAGCATACAGAACCTTTTTCTGTTCCTCGGTCATGCTGTCAATTACTTCCTGAACAGTCTTACCATTCTGTTCAGATTCGGATTTCTTAGTTTCTTCGGCCATCTCGGGCTCCTCCTTTTTGTCATCGGAATGTTCAAGGGTGTCATCGAACTCTCCGGAGTCGTATTCCATATCACCGGCATTGTTATAGATAACGCCCTCATCAATACTGGCTTCGCCATGGGCAAGCACTTCGTCGATATGGGCCTCGGGGTTAGCACCGGCCAGCACCAGGCTCAATTCTCGGATAATGCCATGGGCTACATTGCCTCTGCTTCTATCGCCGGCATATTGCAACCTATCCGCGTAAATGGAAAAGGACGTAATGTCACGGTTCTTCACAAGAGCCTTCGCATTACGTCCCTGGTCAGTGTCGTTAAAAGTCACATAAGCCCTCATGCCCTCGGGCTCTGCCTTCAAAAGGGCATGGCCCAGAACATTCTTGGCATCGTTATGCTGGTGGTTCCATACAAGTGGCACTTCCTGGCCGTTCTGTTCTCGGAATGCACCTGGCATAATCGTTCTGCCGTCGCCGCAAAGCACACCAAACTTAGTGGCCCAGCCACGGCAATCATAATTACGCTTTGCCATTTTGATTCTCCTCCTTAGGGACGATCGGTTTATTATCGGCAAGCTGTTCCTTGCTCTGACTGATGTTGGGGTTGGTCAGTTTATCCGATTCCGGGTCCTCATTCGGGCGATAACCTACGATCTGTCGCAGTTCGTTCGAGCTCAGGATCTCATTCCGGCGGAACTTATCAGCCACGTCAGCCAACTGCGCCACCGGCACCAGCTTAAACGGATCGTTAAAGAACACGATCGACTGGTGCTGGCTCCTGGCAGTCTTAGTCAGGAACTTACGCCGCATCTCCAACACGATAGCGGATACGATCGGTTCAATCGTCCGGTTATAGTAGTTCAGCATCGTCTTATCGTCAGCCGTTCCATCCATAACCGCCTGGGTAATACCCAACTGGCTCCAAAGCAAATTCTGCAAATACTCGATCTGTTTCATCAGGTTATTATCAAGGCTGCGGTTCAGCTGGGTAATTCGCTCGGTGCCATCAGTATAGGCAATGCCGTATTTGGACCCTGCCAACTGATCTTCCACAAGCTTTCGCCGTTCTTCAGCCTGTTTCCGCCGGGCCTCTGTCTTAATGACATAGGGCAGCTGGATAATCAGATCAAGCTTACCGGAGCTGGTCTGCTCGTCCACAACATCCAAAAGGGCCAACTTACGGATCAGGCGCTGCATGGTTGAGTTCGGCTCATTCATTACCGCAAACAACGGGTTCTCCACAATACCCACCATGCTTTTGGGCAGAGTAATTTCCTCCTGCCTCCCGGTCTGGTCATTGTAAAGCCGAATTCGTATCCGATCGGGATACCACTCGATCACCTTCCCAACTCGCAAACTCTGGATGTCATATCCATTGGTCATAAGTGGGTTGGAGGTAGTATCCACCGGCACAATCGCAATACAGCCCTCGTCCATCAGGCTCATTACCATATCCTGGATAAAAGCTCGCCCGGTCTGGTCGATGTTCGCTTCCACATTCAGGCAGTTGTTCAACCCGCTGTCGATTTCTTTCAGGAAACGGTCATCCTCATCCATCCGAGCATGAACCATTTTGATTGCAGCGCAGTCGATACCGATTCGGTTGATAACCGAGGTCACGATCGTTCGCTCATTACCTCTCGTAAACCGTACACGGTCAGGTCGGTAGCCATAACTAACCTCACCGCCGCGATAAACCGGGGGATCTCGGATCAAGAACGCATTCCAGGCACGTTTTATCCTGGAGCCAAAAGAGTAATTTTCTTCCATTGTTTAACCTCATTATTTAAATGTATCTTTCATGTATTTGTAATCAAGCATTGAGTTAATAATAAGGCTTACATTCTTTGAAACTTGCATTTCTTTTCCATTAAGCGTATAATTATGTTTCTTTAGATACGAATTTACAAGGTTTTCGCCTGCTGTCACTGCATGTTTAGTAAGATTATGACGTTGTTGGCGTTCTAATTCATCAAGAATAGGTGTGGCACTAAATTTTTTCTTCTTGTCTGCTTCATGCCAAGCTGACGGATGTTTTGGACGAATATCGGTTTCAATTTTATATCTCTTTCGACCAGCAGCAGTCAAAGTGCCATCATTGTTCTGGTATCTACGGACGCCCCATTTCATTCCAAGGATGCCATGGTGCGCTAAATAGTCTTCGCCAGAGTTTACACATTCATAGTTCCACATTTAGATATCACCTCAATCAAACTGTTCGCGGTTGATCTTGTATGCTATATAAGCATCCATCATGGCTGCCACAGCATCGATCTTTTCCTCGTAACGTTTCTTAAATAGTTTTCGGTTGCCGTTGGTGTCTTCCAAAGTAATGCAGTTGCCCATGGCAAAAGTCATAAGCTCCTCATCAAACAGCAGCATCCGTTCACCGGCTAACTTCTTCAATTCACCCAGCGGCACACTCTCTGTTTTGGCGCCCTGAATAACTTTCTCGATACCAAACGGTCCATTCTCGTTTTCCCATCGGGCCACAAACTCTTTCGCGTTATATGGGTCAAAGCCAAAAGCCCGAACATCGTATTCGTACTGGGTAATGTGAGCATCCAAGTCATCATAGACCTGCATCATATCCAAAACAGTGCCGTCCATAACTACAAGACTGCCTTCAGCCATAAACCGGTCATACAGCTGCCGCATAGCCGCCGGGAGCTTCATCAATGTCAACGAGGTTATGTAGTTCCTCGTCTTAACACCAAAACATCCGTTGGAAAGTGGGAACAGGAACGTAAAAGCGCAAAAATCATCGCCCTGGCTAAGATCTGCACCCAAAGCACATGGCATCTTCCAGTATTCCCTGTGCCGGTGAGGCAGCGTTTCCTCGTAGGTAAAGTAGTAGGTATAACCCTCCATGGGTAAACCGAATCTCTTTGCCAAAGTATCATTGCGAACCGCCGGGTTCTGTTCAGCACGTTCTACTTCCAATTGATAAGTCTCGTAGGTAACGGTCTTACCAAGGTTCGGGTTTGCCTTCAGCCAGGTATTGGGGTCTCCTACCTCGTCTACCGAGTCCAGCTTGTACCACCAAATCGAAACATGCGGGTTGACATAATCACCTTTCAGGATCTTCATAAGCTCCATTTTGATTGTGTCACCGCTGCCGTTTCGTACAGTACCCTCAGAGCTCGTAGCAATGATAAGATAGTCGTTGTTGTAGGCTCCACCCTGCTCCTTACTGGCCGACTGCTCGATAGCACCAATGGGATCTTCCCGGATGTCACCGGAAAGCCATTCGTCCACGGTCGCACACTTAACACGCAAGCCCTGGAGTTTGTCGATTACCATAGGTCGGATCTCCAAAAGAGACCCAGTCAGGAAATCTTCGATGCCCTTCTTGGTCGGCGTCAGCTTTACACGATTCATTCGGGAACCGGTCGTATTCTGCAAAGAGCCTTCGGTCAAAAACTTGAACAAAGGCCCTCTGGATCTGGTAATAGCTGTCCGGATCGGCGAAAGTGTTTCATCCGCCTGGCGCATAGTCGGGGCCGTAGCAATCTGCAAAGTGGTTGAAGTATCCACAGTCAGGAAGTAAGCCTGCATACAAGAAGCATATAAAGATTTAGCAGCACCTCGTCCAACGATAAGGTACTGCTTGGTGATCAATCGCTTCTTAATTCTCTTGTTTACAAAGTGACCGCCATGTCCATCTTCATTCGGCTCGTACACACTTCGCTCAATAAAGTAGTACCAGCCAAACACCTGTTCACCCCATAGCTTAAAGGTATCCAGCAGATGCAAATCAGAACCGTCAGTCAAGACTAACTCGTTCTCGCAAAAAGAGATCCAGCCTTCAACTTTTTTATCATCGTAATATATGCCCGGATTAGCAATCAGATCATCGATCCGGTGCATCTCCAGCTCTACTTCCCGGCTGATAGGTATTTCGCCCCGGATTACGGCCTCCCGAAACTGGCCGTAGTATCTCGGTACGGCAGTATTAGAGAGTGCCATAATGTCTCCTTAAAGGTAGTTGTATTTTTGTCGAGTTTTGGTATAATTAAGGTGAATGGAGGTGCCGCCATGAAAATGCCAGAACTTACACAGGATCAAGTCATGGAGATCCTGGATAAATGTTATAATGAAGCCATAAACGGACTTGCCAAAAGCAAAAACTGCGTTGATCTTGCGTCTGAATATCTCAATCGGTATCCTAATACCGAAATTGCAGTAAAAACAATGATCAACAACCAGATTGCTATGTGCACGACCTCCGGCTTCCTTACAAGCCTTGGCGGTCTAATAACGCTCCCAGTTGCACTTCCTGCAAACCTCGTAAGCGTATGGTACATGCAAATAAGAATGATCGGTACAATTGCGGTAATGTACGGCTTTGACCCCTTAGACGATAGTGTCAAGACTCTTGTTTATCTATGCCTTACTGGCACCTCCATGTCAAAAATATGTCGAGATGCTGGAGTGCAATTCGGCAATAAACTAACATTGAGCTTTGTAAAGAAAATTCCTGGCTCATTACTTACAAAAATCAACCAAAAGGTTGGATTTCGTTTTATAACCAGAGCAGGAACAAAAGGCATAGTAAACTTGACTAAACTTGTTCCTCTCGTTGGAGGTGCGGTCGGTGGCGCTTTTGATTTTGCTGGAACCCGTATTATTGCCAACAAAGCAGTCAAGGTATTCGGTTACGGTGAATTGGATTAACCTTTCTTAAGTTCTCGGATAGCAAGCGCGATAGAGAGAGCCGAGGATGCAACACCAAGAGCAGCTCCACCATAACTAAGAATCTCATCGAGCTTGGCCTGACCTCTATCGATCTTATCAGGTTCATATACAAGATCACGATACTGCCGTTCAAGATTTTTTCGGTTAATTACTTTTCGCAAATCGTCATCGGACATCTTAGACAAATCCTTGCCGCTCTGTTTTCGATTATTTCTAATAGACCGGTTTAGATCTCGCATCTGCTGTGTTGCTCTTTGAGCAGAATCGACAGCTTCTTTCTCCTTCTGGATTTTACTTTTGGGCTGAGGATGATTCTTCTTATACTGAGATTCAAGAGCATGTCGCTTATTATCCTGGAGAAGTTCATCATCAGTCATCTCTGAAACTTTACGAGTTTTCTTTTTAGGGTATTCAATTGCTGCGGCCGAACCCCAAGAATTCTTATATCTCTTTCGCCCAGCGGCAGTCAAGGTACCATCACTGTTCTGGTATCTTCGCACACCCCATTTCATTCCAAGAATGCCATGGTGCGCTAAATAGTCTTCGCCAGAGTTTACGCATTCGTAATTCCACATTTAGGTATCACCTCACAAAACACCTTAGACAAAATCACATGTCTAAGGTGTTTTCTTTATTCGCAATCACAGGTTTCTGCTGCCACGTTCAACCGCCACTCAAACTCAGAGATCAGCTTTTCCATCGAGGCAATAGCTGCGCTACTTGTAGGCGGATCAAAGAGCAGCCGTACTTTCATGTACACGTAGGTCTTTACATCGTTCAGCCTCGGGTCCTCCGGGATAAACATATCCCAAGTCTCTGAAGCATCATTGATAGAGAAACCAGTCTTTGGCCCTACCCCCAGCTGGGTAAGGATCGAAAAGACAGAATTGATGTCTACAATGATGTCGGTATCAAACACGTCATAATCCTCGGCGATTCCCAGCTTCTTCTTGATGGTGTTTAGGATACTTTCCATACTCAACCTCGTTTCCAGGGGCATGTATCATTCGGTGCCCTCGTAACGGGGCCTCTCGGTAAAAGATCCGCGTCCCCATAATGTATAGCATTGTGTGTCCGTGTAATTGTGGTGATCAGATACTCAGGATTCAAAAGCAGATCGCTTCGCTTCAGGATATCCTCTTTGGAGATAGGGTTCATGTGGTGGATCAGAATTTTTGGCCGAACATACTTACCATTCTTCCAAAATCCATTGATCTCATGCCCTTCCATTCCAAGATCACATCCGCCATCCCGTACAATCACGCGGTCTCGCAGTTGTTTCCACTCTTCGCTCTGGTAAAATATCTGGTTCAAGTAACGGTCAAACCCAAATGTGTCCGCTCCGACTTCACCATCGAGCCTAAGGTACTCATAGCGTTCCTCAAAGGTAGAATATCCGCATAGCTCTGTGTATGTCCTAAGCATCTTCTTCTCCCTGGCCGCTATACCGTCTCATAGACTTAATAGCTTCCTCGTACATCTCACCCATCTGGGCTGCAGCAGCAAGATTATTCTTCTTGGCTTCCATCAACTCGATCTGCTTCTCAAGTGCTTCCTTCTCGAGCCGTGCTTTCTGGGAGCCAAGTTTTAAAAAGTGGGTAAGCTCCTGGCTGGAAGCTGTTCCTTCAAGGATTCGCTTCTCCGCAAGATCCATAGCCAGCTCAATCAGCTGGTTTTCCCGTGCTTCCGGCGTCAGAGCCGGTCTAATCGTCCTTTTCGAGCCAGATTCATTGGTAGTCTTTGCTCTTCTCAACTGTTTCCGACTCCTTTCTTGTCAGATTCTCCGGCTTTTTGTAGTGGTATGTAGGGGTGTAGATAACCCCAGAAAGGAGAAATAAAGGAGGTTTTGACTCTAAGACAGTCGTAGAAACCTACATACCACTACAAAAAGCCGGAGGAAATATAAAAGGGTCCACAAGCCGGTTTAAAGCTGTTTTCCCAAATTCTTCCCCCGGAGAAATATCAAGGAGGGCCGCGATGTAGGGAGGGGGTGTTAAAAACACGACCCCCTCCCTATGGTTAAACAATGTCTATAGTGCGGTTAAGCTGTTTGATTTACTACATTTTCTCTCTTCACATCAACAAAATCTGTTTTCTCGCCATCAAAACGAAGTTTACAATAAACATTCATAAAGTCAGCAGAAATGATTTCATCAATTGCTTGCTCAATAGCAGCATTTTCTTCTTTCTCATCAAAAGAATCAGAATCAGCTGCAACACGAGCAAGATATGCACACGAATTGTACCCTTTTTCTGTGTCCCACAAGAACCACTTGGAGAAGTCCTGGAACGGATTGTATGGGTTATCGTAAGTAGTCAACATGTACTGAACCATAAGACTTCACCTCCTTAAGCGTTCAAGTATTTACTCACAGTAGAAGCAGAAATGCCGAGGCTTTCGGCAATCTGTGCGTTTGTATAACCAGAAGCAGCACGAGCTTTAATCAATGCAATCTTGCCATTGCTAAGTTCGTTGTTCGCTCTAGGCGTTGCGCGTTGCCGCAAGTTATCGATGTCAGCGCTATCCAAAATCTGGGACAGCACATTGTCCGAAATAGCACCTGCCTGAATGGCTTCCCATTCCTTATCACTAATGGTAATGGGATGGCGCTTAGCCCCCACCTGTTGGCGGGCGGCAACTATAGCTTGCTGGGATACCTTCTTGAGCATCTTCTTATCATTGGCAAGGTCAGGATCGGCCTCGATCTTCTCCTTGATACGGGCGTTAGCGAGGACCTGTGCCTGACGTTCACGGGGCTTATTCGAGTTGGCAAGGGCCAGGGCAGACTGGAGCCGGGTAACTTCCGGCTCGTAAGCCTTCTTGGCCTCAGGGATGTACTTCAGGGTGCCGGTGGCTTTCATCTCTTTACGAGCTTCATTTGCCAAAGACTTCAGCTTATTCGCATATTCGGCATAAGCAAGCTCGGCCTTGGTACGGCGGTAGGATACCAGGGTATAGGCATCATCGGTCTCAGCCATCTTGGTAGACTGCTGCGTGCGCATCTTCTGTTTGGTGATGACCTCGCCAGTCTTCTTATTTACACGGCTGGTCTCGTAGTAGAGATCATCCGCTGTCTTGTAGGTTTTCTTACCGGTTTCAGGATCGATCACGCCGCTGCCCTGACGCTTAGGAACAGAGATCTCACTCTTTGCCCTCGTGATCAGAGTAGCACTACCCTCATGATACTGACCATTCTCATCGAAATGCCCCTGATACTTGCGCTTCAATTCGGCAATGCCATTATCAGATTCGCTGCGCTTGTAATCAAGGTCATGCTTTTTGGCATCAATAACCACCATGGAATGCCGAACTGCACGAGCAAGCTCCTCAGTGCTGGCACCTGCAAGAGTCATATCCATGATTAGATTAGATACGACACCCATCTGTTTCTGAGTATTGGCATCAGTCATTCGCTTGGTTTTGGTATCGCCTGCCGGAATCTTATACTCAACCTTAGGATCAAAGCCTTTAAGCCCCTCCAATTCGGGCTGGGATGCGATCTTATAGCCTTTGCCAAACGGAATAACCATAACGGTATCACCATCAAAGTCAGCGCCGGACAAGCGTTCGGCGACTTTAGAGTTAATACCAACTGCATCCTTCGGGTTTGTACCAATGACGCGTTTACCCTCAGTGTTCTTAGTATTGACCTTCAAAATAGGGATTTCAAACAGACCGCCATGAGGGTACCGAATCAGTGCAACGGTTTCTCCGTCATTAAAGTTTGGAGCATAGATCTCATTTTCACTAATGGAATTAAGCGGTAAAATCACCTGATACTTCTGCCTCGGCAAGGCCGCTGCCTGTAACGTAACTGCATTTTTGTCGCATCCGTCAGCAAAATCCTTGAGTAATTTGCGCTTAACAGTGGGGTTAGTAAGAGACCTGATTTCATCAAACTCTGCCTGCTTATCCTCAATAGCGATCTTAAGCTGGCGATTGATCAAAGCAATCGGCTGCTTGGCCAGGAACTGGGAAGGAAGCTTATCGGCCCACTCGCCCCAATCGCCCTCTTCGGCACGCTTGTTGATGAGACTCAGATGTTCTTTTCCTTTATCATCAAGATAATAGCTCTGACCGCCCTTTTCCTTGATGAGAGAACCAAACGGATTATCCCGATCAACATTGCCGTCCTTATCGCGCTTGACTTTCTTCAGAACGTCCATCATTGGAACATCCTTGGTTTTATTTGTATTGAACCGAACGTCCACACCATCCGGCAAATCATCCGTGTAAACGGCCATGCCCTTCAGGTAGTGGGTTCCGTCTACAAGGATGCGAACCTGCGCATACTTGGAGTCACCCAAATCCAGATCCTTCACCCCACGCCGAAGCTCAATAACGCCATCCTTCTGGAGGCCACCATCTTCAGCATAGTTGATCATCAAACGCTTAGAGTCCATGCTGGACGGGAACTCAAACGGCTTATGAAAAGTCTCGCCATCGTCGTAGGAGATCGCATAGTCACCCACAGAATGGATCTTCGAAGCATCATAGATCTCGCTGTACTTGGTCCCCGGAGGTGTCAGCACCTTCAGAGTCGTCTTCCGTGCAGGATTGGTAGCCTGCGGAATACGGCGATTATAGATGTTATACCCTTCCAACTCGAGCATATACAAAGCCTGATCGAGCTTCGTTCGTGATACACCGAGTTCCTGCTCAACGCCAAGACCCACTTCCAGGAAGCCCTTATCCTGTATCAGTTCGCGCAGCTTATCAGCCGTAGCCGTACTCTGCCGCATACGGGTCTCCGCATTCTCATTCAGCAAAGAACGTACCGAAGAATCATTATCAAAACCCATAATTTCAGCAATTTCATTCAGACTCTTCCCTTCTTTGCGCAAGGTCTTCGCCTGGCCCACCATCTGCATACGCTTTTGGCTTTTAGCATAGGAAAGCTGAACACGGAGTTTGGTGGTCGTAGTGCCCATCTTCTCAGCGATCTCTTTCTCTGTAAGCCCTTGACCGGCATACTCACGATACCGGCTCAAAAACGTATCGGTTCTCTGATTCGGGTTCTCGCCGGACCCCCAGGGGTATCGACCAGAGCCACGGCCAGGAGCGCCATCCATGACACTGACACCATAGTGGATCATTACATCTTCGATCGGCGGTTTATCCTGGTACATAGCTCAACTCTCCATTTCTTTGACTTGTTCAATGACTTTATCGGCCTCGATGATCTTCTTGGTGATTGCCAGAATATCATTTGGGTCTGGCTTCTCCACGAGAATATCATCGCTCTGATAGATGCGAAGCTCTGTGTCAATATCAGACGGCTTGATACCATACTCAAGACAGAACAGCGCTGCATAGATCATCAGCTGTTCAATATGTGCCGGAACCTTGCCGGTCTTCAAATCATGGATACGCAGCAAATCACCGCGCAGGTCAATTGCATCGGCAGTGCCAAAGCAGTTCGGAGAGTAATATAAAACCTGCTCAGGTCTAAGCTTAAAACCAATCGCGTCATTGACATACATATTCAACGTTTTGTGAGACTTCGGAAGCCGCTGACCGAGATCGATGGATTCCGCTGCATACTCGTGCAGTCTGGTCCCCATCGCCACGGCAAGAAAGTTGCGGTAGGCTTCCGCAATCTTGTTGGGGTCGTAGTTCAGCCAGTGATACTTACTGGCACCCAGAAAGGCATGCTGCCCTCTAAGTTTCGAATGATCGTTGAAGTTCATTCAGAACATCCTCCTTGTTCTCAGGATAAACAAAACGAGCGAACGACATCTCTGCCATTCGCTCAACGTAGTAATCCTGATTCGGCTGGTGGTTCGCATTTTCCGCCTTCTTGCATTCAAGGACCGCCCAGTGGTCTTTGTACAAAACCATCAAATCCGGGATACCCTGAATATAATTGGCATCATTTTTCAGCACCATACAGCCAGGGAAGCGTTTCTTCAGATCATCAATGAGACCCTTCTGAAATTTGCTTTCTTTTGCCATAAGGCCTTCTCCTTTGCAAAACAAAAGACAATATGCCTTGAAAACTGCCAAAAACAGTTAAAAACGGGACATATTATCTCTCTCATAATACACCATGTTTTTTTCGCGAACCCAAGGCCGAAATCAGGGCAAAACAAAAGGCCCATGCATTTTAGCACAGGCCGTAGGGGAAAATATCAATATTCAGCAGTAATCATCAATCGTAAGTGGATGACTCCGTCGGATAGCTGCCAAACAGTTCTGCATCCTCGGCAGTAATACTGTAACCGCACTCAGGGCATTCAAACCATTCTCCGCCATCACGCTTCTCACACTGCACATGGCAATGCGGGCACCACTGTTCGCCGGTCGGCAGGAAGTCAGCCATGTGGACTTTGCTTACTTCCACTTTACCATCCGGCCCATCGAAGATATGGATCTCATTACCATGTTCTGTGTAGACATCTACTTCCGTAACTTCTGATTTCCGTTTCTTATTGAACAATCCCATTGCTTAACCTCCTTGTGTAGTTTCCTCGGACATTTTCAGTATAGTCAAAATATCAGTCCACCGCAACAAGGAAATTGTAAACTTTTTTACTTCACATAACGCAGATCCTCCACACTGCAGTTCATAGCCTTTGCCATTTTATCGATCTGGTAAAAACTCGGAAAATGCTTGCCGTAAAGATAATCCGAGATACGAGCCTGCTGGATACCAGTTTTTTCACTCAGTTCTTCTTGCGTTAAACCACTATGTTCAAGAGCTCGTCGAAGCAGCACTCCAAATATCCGTTTAAAGCTTTCCTTGTCCAAATCCTGATCGCTTTTCGGGATAGGGATCAGAACATTGTTTGTCAGGTTATAAAAATAATCATACTTGGAGTTGGTTTCAAGTAACAGCATCAAGTGAACATACTCTCTGGCGTGTACAACTTCACCTAACAAACCAGGAAAATATAAATACACCTGATGCATATACTCGTCCATCAAATTAGATTCTCGGCTCACTGGTCTATCTCCTTTCAAAACTTTTGTAGCACATGTAGCACAAATTTTTGAAAAAATTTTGGATTTTTAATTATATATTACTATTTATGCTATATTTAGCATAATTTCATATATATAAATAAAATAGGGTAATTTTTGCAATTTTTTTGTGCTACATTCGATTTTTGTGCTACAAAATGCTTGTTTTTATGCTAAATATGGCATAATTTGAGGTCTTTTCATGATTTCCTTATAAAATCGGTACCTTTTGCAGCCTCAAAAATTTTGTGCTACATTTTGCCCTATTTTTGTAGCACATTTTTATTTTTTGTGCTACACGCTATTTTTGTGCTACAAAAGGCCCCATTTTGTGCTACATTTTTCAGTCCGGATGCTTCATTTTTTCGACTTTGTAAGCCAATTCAATCGTGTCTCGAATCACTTCTGAAGTCGATTTTTTGTTCCAAAATGCCACTGTTTTCAGTTTCCGAAGGTCATCTTTTCCGATTCTCAGCGAGAGATGCACGTCCTTCGTGGCCTTATTCTTCCTGATTTCCACCTTCTTTCACCTCCTCAAACGGTGCTTCTTCCCCGGTCCAACCGCAGTCTTCACAGTAAAATTCGGTTGCTTTATCTCGGGAATCAAACATTGGAATACCCATAATATGCTCAGCCTTGAGTCTCCAATCCGTATGGGCATTAAGAATCCGCTTGCATTTCGGGCAGCGGAAGTAATCCTTTTGATTGGGATTTGCGTCCATATAGAGCTCAATATAGTGTTCGCTCTGTTGCTTATACCTTAACACAATTCCATGAATATCAGTAGCAACCCCGATCACGCCCTCAAAGTAAGGATCTGCGACTGCCTCTTTGCACGACGCATACTTCAAGTCAACAAGGCATTCAAGAACCATATCAAGATCCCGCTTATCAAACTTCAAATCAATCATACTCAGCCCTCCTTAGGCATACTCAAATCCGTCGTTTACCCAGCCACAAAACACGCATTTACGGCACAAGTACCATCCATGCTTTGTATTACCCTTGATTTCGGTTACGACTTTCTGTCCGCATACAGGACACCTACAGTCCGCCTCATCGACAATCTTCTTAACTTCCTCATCCAAAGGCATAAATATCATTCTCCTTTCACAGTATCGAAACAAATGACTGGCACATTGTAGGTACGTGGTACAAGAGACCAGCTCTGAATTTTTCTATCGAGAGTCGCCGCATCAATGCCCTTAATATTAGGCCATTCAACCGAATCCTCTTGAATACTTTCATATCGAATAAGTGATCCAGTTTCGTCATATACAGGAGATCGAATGTCAATAAAAGTTCCGCGATTGGCCCACTTCATAAATTCACGTACAGTCATTACTTTTCCTCCTTCCAAAAACCTTTGAGCCTCTGATGATACTCTTTGGCACAATCCGGGCACAGGGTTCTCCCCTCCCATATCCCCCAGCCTTCGAGTTTTTCAAATTTACCAAAAGGATCAATCCACCCTGACCGATCAATTGCACCGACATATCCGGCAAATCCAGTATTCCCACATCGGTCGCAAATATAAAGTTTTCCGATTTTAGTCATTCGAGTCTCCTTTCAAAAAATAAAGACCCCGTGTTTCCACAGAGTCTTTATTTCTTTACATAGTGATTATTTGCATAATTCTTTTCAGATGCGCAATACAGCCCGGATGTTCAAATGTCATCAAATAGTATTTAACAAAAGCGAGCTTTGATCCATGCATATCAAGCACCAAATCACGATTTTCCTCAACCACTTTTCGGCAAGTTAAACCGCATTTTACTGCTATTTTATAGCAACGATCAAGCCATTTCCTTTTTGTAGCCGTATTTGAATGACTAAAAATATCAGCCGTATGGTATATTACTTTTTGCATAATATAATCACCTCCATATGATGACATGATTATTTCGCGGTTTTTTGCTCCTCCCCAGTAATAATCTCGCTCATCGGCAGCCCTTTAATCCACTCGCAAAACGTCCGCCATTCATCAAGTTTATGCCCTTTTCGCTGATGGTAAATATTGGCAAGTACCTCATAATTGACAAGCAACGTCCGCTTCTGGTTATAGGAGCTCGGCAACAGCTGGATCATCTGCCACCAGTCTTCTTTATAGTCGGTATGCAAATATCCATACCGATGACAATTAAGCTCAGCGAGAATAGCTTTAAATGTAGGCAGTGTCCCAGGATAGAGGTGTTCAATAGAGAAATCCTCCAGCTCAAACTCCTTATCTGCAATCTTATGCATGGTGGAGCAGCTATTCCCAACAGTGCCAACCTTGTAGGTATCCATCTCCTTCCACCAGTACAGCGGCCCCGTAACGTCCATAGTCACGGTAATAAACCGACGATACTTCGCATGACTCGGCCCAGCCTTAGCGAGTTTCTTCATAAGTTTCTGATCATTAGGGCCAATTTCAAAACAGGAACCATCAGGATTACTTAGTACAATTGTTTTGTCATAGAGACCATCATCACAGAATCCAGGGTTTGCATCATTATCCCTACAAAAATAGCACGCAGCACTATCACTTTTATCCCAGCTGTTAAAAGAGTTCCGAGCCCCACGAATGGCCGCCTCCCAGCCATGAATATCAGTCTTTTCAATTTTAATCATAATACCTTTTCTACTCCTTTCACTAACTCAGTTCCACGACCATTAGGTCTAGGTCTCCAGATATATTTGGCCAGAACATATTTGGCATTGTTAAGATACAAAATATCACAAGCATCATCTGTATCATTAGCAGGCCTGATAAGGCTGCCATCAATCTTGTAAATTGAAATGGTCGGCATACATCCATATTGTGAATTCTTATTGAGGTCTTCGATAATCTGCTTAAAACGAGGGAATTCTTCATCTGAAATAATCGCCAATCCACGAGTTTCGTTATCGCAACCTATATTTACAATATAGTACAAATTATCCATTGCCTCTCCCTTCTCTTTCGAGTCATACCCCGCTGCTTTCATATAGTCGTTAAACCCTTCATTAAGAGCATACTGTGCGGGGTCAATGTGCTCCAAGTTCTGTTCGGAGACTGAAGCGTAGCGCCCCTTTTCGCCTTTAAATAATGCATCTCTCAGCACAAGGTATCTGACAGGCCATGACCGAAAAAGATCTTTAATGACCCCAGTCCGCCCTTCATTAACGATTTTTACTCTATCTCCAACCTTAAAGCTCATCACTTTTCTCCTTTTTCTCATGCTCGTTCATACAGTGAAGCTCATGATTTTCCTCATCGACAAACTGAATTGCCCCAGGATACACGAGCCTTATTCCGCTTTCAGTCTCAACTACCCCGCGAACACAAGAATACTGTCCTCCTCTATGCCCACCCATAGTAGCGGTAGGAGGCAAAGGTTCCATATACTGTTCCCAGCAATGGAAATATCCATACTCACCATTTACCTTGCAAAGCCGTCTCTCAGGCCTGATCGTGAAATTAGGTGTTGCCATTGTTTTTCTCCTTATCTTGAATCTTAGCCGTTTCCTCTGTTACATGGCAAGGGCATAATTTACCTAGACACTCGTCATCTTTTCCCTTGATGAATTCTTTTTTATAGAAATCACTAATCGCATTTGCGCAAGCAGAATCGACTTCTGTGAGTTTCTCTCCGGTGTAAAGCCAGGGGCATAGCTCTCTCATAAACTTGTCATAGTCTTGACTAATCTTTGCTAGTTCTTCTTTTAGCTTTTCTTCAACAATTCTCTGGTGCTGCTCAATGTTAGACTTTTCTTTGATAACACGTTTAATTTTGCTGTTTGTTCCAAACATTTTCTTCGTGTAAGCAGCACAGAAAGCGGCTTCCGGATCGAAATTTGTTTCATCTTTGCTCATGGATACGATGGTTTTTGTCCCATCAGTCCACAGCACAATCGTCTTCGGACCGTTAAAGATAATCTTCTTAACATCGACATTTTTCATCTCATCAGCATTCCCAATACGTTTATCCTGAAATTCTTTTAGATTTCTATACAAGGTTTTACAGCTTCGCAGACCCATCGTAATCGTCTCTTCCTCAATGTTTTTACGCGGAATCTTCGCAAGTGAACTTGCATTAACCTCAATTTCATGGCACTGGCCATCATCGTCCAGGGTCCATGCACCATCTAGTGCGATTGTGTAAATGGGCTTAGTGTAAGGACCAATTTCTTTAATGCCAATAATTGTGCCCTTTCGCCCATAATAAACATAGCGAATATCATTGACTTCTACACGATCTCCAATATTAAACACTTCATACACATTACCAAATTCCATCACTTATCCTCCTTAAAGTTCACAGGTTTGTTTCTCTCCGTATACCAGATTGTAGTCACACCGTAATCAAAGCTGACAAACGATGTGTTGATACTTAGAATATCAATGTTCGGATGCCGTTCGATAAAGTCGTTGACTGAAAAACCAGTGCCATCGACTTTCGTGCGAAATTTCATGGTTCTGAGTTTTTTCTCAATCGGTCGTCCATTAAATGTTGCCATCTTATTTCTCCTTATCTCCCAGCTCGACAAGCTTGTCAATCACATGGTCAAATGCTTCTTCAATAGTATCTGCAGCAATGTCAATGTTTTCGTAAGTCGCCAGATTCGCCACCATCATCTTATAGACCGTTTTTTCGCTCGGAACAAAAATATCGATGCTAAATGCAATGATAAAAGGAATCATCAGTTTCTTTGCCGTTGCTTTTAGTGCCAGGCCTTCTTTATAGTCACTATCATCTTCTCCATAACTGGCATTCGTAATCGTTAGCAACATTCCTAATGCATATGTCAAAAGCCACGCGATTCCGATCAGTCCGGCGGCAATAGCAGCAAAGGTTTTAACAATATTAAACACATCACACAGATAAAACCAAATAGGGTTAATTACATTCATCTCACTTATCCTCCTTAAAGTTCACAGGTTTGTGGCTGTCCATGTTATACGGTTCCGCCAGGCATTCATTGCACGGGTTTTTGTACGGCTCCAATTCGTAATACTTTCATTTCTTGCAGTAAATATCATAAAAGACTTCCTTAGTACGAGTTTCCATATTAAAGTTCCTCCATTTCGTAGGCCCTTCCAACTTTTTTTAGCATTTCTTCTGCTCTGGCTTTAGAAAAAACAATCGCAAATGTTTTATCAGGAGTCAATTCTATAATAGATGAACCGGGTGTATAGCGGTATACGTATCTTCCGTCATAGCATTTAAGTACATATTTATCCGGCTCAGGCGCTCCACTGTTCATCACGACAAGTTCTCCATTGATCTCTTCCTCTGGAACATTCACAACTTTGACATAAGACGGAAGCAAAATCACGCCACGCTCCTTTTGTGCGAGGATTGTATCGTAGAGTTCATTCATCTCATAGTTCTTGAGCACCACATCACACTGCAAAATCAGCACATTGCTCTCACTCATCCTGCGCTTTCCTCCTTTACTGCAGCCAAAAGCAGCCCATCACAAATATCATTGTTCTCATCTCGGTAAACAACCACCGGTCGGACTCCGTCACCATCACAGGCGGCATTAAAGCTAAAATGCTCATTCATGCACCGGGCCCGCCAATACTGTTGCATCTTTCGTGCCATTCGCTCATTGTCTTTCGCACGAATTGCTTCGCCTTCCCAGTGCCGCGCCTGGCTTTCCCATGTAGCAGCATCTCTACGAGCTGCCTCAATTTCCTTCTCATCGTCCTTCATAGACGTAAAATATAACGCAGTAGCGCTAAAAATAGTCCCAATAATGATACCGCCAACAAAAGCAAAAACACCCATTTTACTTAACCTCCATTTTTCCGTATGGGTACGCATCACTAAGTACCCAGCAATCTTCATTTCTAATTTTGTGGATCTCCTGATTTGTGCACGTGCAAAACCATCCGTATTCGTAGTATCGTTTAGAATTGTTCCAGGTCTTGCGCCTTTTCAGAAACAGGCAATCCATACACCGTCTTTCCTGATGATCATGAGCCTTGTATCCCATCACGTAGCCTCACTCGATATAGTCATCGTAAATACTAAGAAATGGGAGACTATGATCACCATTCGGTCCATAAATAATGATCGGAGAGCCGATGCTTTTCACAAGTTCAATCAAATCATCAAGGCTATCCAACTTTACGCCGTAGCCTCCATTTGTAAGCTTTCGTGCTTCCTCGCAGGGCTTTCTAACTTCTGGCCCAAAAGACGCACGGTCAATTAAGAATTTCATCTGAATTTCTCCTTTCAGAAATCACCATAGTGACGTTTGAAATCTCGATTTGCATTAAAATCCCGCTTCTCTTCGTAGGCCTTGGCAATCCGCAGGTCAATGAAGGATTTAGAAGTGAGATGGTAGTAATAAAGATCCTTATAAGGTGTATTCAGTCGGTCAATGCGCCCTTCTGACTGTTTTGAGATTTTGTATGAGTAGTTTCGGGAGTAAAACAGAATCGTGTCAGTTGTGATGCAGTTCCATCCTTCTGCCCCCGCAGTATATTGTACAAGGTACACCCAGGAATCGGTTTGCGGTATAGGTTCATGCCTATGCCCATTCCATTCTGCCACGGCAACGCCTTCACCAAAATTCATCCCTTTCAAAATATCAAGCTCGTAATCAAAGTTATAGAAGATGATCAATCTCGGATGATCCTCAAACACTTCCAAAACCAGTGTCTGCCTGGAAATATCAGAGTTCGTAATCTTCCTGGCACAGTAATAAAGCTCTGAAGCATTCTCAATCGGTTCGTTCTTCCACGGATTCCAACGGGTTCTGAAAAGCTGCTTCGTCCCTTCTCGGTCAAACTCCGCCATCAGATACTCGTGATGTTGCACGGTATCTCGCTTGAAATCCATCGGCACCAAAATATCATTGCGCAGTCTGCATAGGTGCCCTGTATCCACGAACCGTTCGATTTTTGGAAACGACTTGCAATACTGTGAATAAACAGCGTGCCTACGTAAAAATTCTGTCTTGTTTTTGTAGAACCCATTTGCCACAAAGACCGGAATATAATCGCTCCAGGTATCTCCGGGGGTAGCCGACAGCAAAATCCACTCATTCTTACGAGTAATTTTGTAAAACGCCTTCACCCAGCTGCCAGATCCTACTACACGCTGTTCATCAAATATAAAGAACGCACCGTACACTCCAACATACTTTTTGATGTTGTTCCACGAGTCCACCACAACGTTGTGCCTGTAAATATCACAATCCTTATGCGTGGACATAAGAAATGGCCCGAGCTCTTTCTCCCATTCGAGAGTATCGCGCTTTCGGGCCGTTGTGATAATATAAAGATCCTTCGGCGGGTCATCCATAGGTGCATAATCCCCGCCTTTTAAGCTTTCAATATCTCCTCCGTTTCGTAGATAGTAGTATCCAAGAGAAGTAATCGACTTCCCACTTCCAACATCTCCGCAAAGAATGCAGCCCCGCTTCATTTTTTTAATAGCTTCAATCTGGAAGTCATAGAGTTTCATCATGTTATCACCTTAGTAGGATATCAACCAAAGAGCCAAGAGAATAACCCCAGTTAAAGCTACTGTGCTACCCAGAACCAGCACCCCAGTCCATCCGTATGTCAATACCACGGCTACAGAAAGTGCAATAAACGGTGTTAGCAGCAGAATCCAGCCTAAAATATGAAAGAATGTTCTCATGCAATCACCTCAGTAAAACTGTAATAAAATAGTACGGAAACACAATGATTCCGGCAAAGGCAGCAAACAAAAGCCATGCCAACAGAATAATACACAGTGACGCGGCCAAAGATTCAAGCATGCTATCTGTTTCTCCATAAATCTCCACGAATATTGCTGGGATCAAGAGTCCGCTGGCTATAAGCCCAATTATAAAAAGCACCATAATTATCGAAGTCATAATTTTTCTTTACCTTTCAAATATAAAAACATTATAACCGCACCATCGAGCATGTGGCCGAGGTAATCCAAACGCCCAGTAACTCCTGCTGCAAATATAAGCACCATAACGCCCAGAAGGTACAGATAATCTCGTAAACTCATGATGCACCTCTTAACAAGAATGCCCCGAGAAATATCATCCCCACCATAGCTAGGTCAAAGAGAGTTCCTCGCCAGTCAGCAATAAACGATAGAATCAAAATGCCAACAAGTGGCAGAAGCAGCAAGATCAATCCCAAAATCTGTAAAAACGTCATTTGCTCGTCAAATCCTCCACAATAGCCACCACAAACATGAGCAGCAAAATCCCACAAACGATTCCGGCCAGGCCCAAAACCATCTTGATAATCAGGGCAATCCCCAAGCTGATGATTGCCTGGATTCCAGAGATGATCATAAGCCCCGCCCCAATCAATGCCATAAGTCCGATCAAAAATAAAACCATCATAATTAGTTCCTCCAAAATATCAATATTCGCTTGGCAGCAAAATTGTAGTAGCACTTCGATCTGCCTCCGTAATGATCCAAATCGTGTCATCAGGATGGTCCTTGCGCTTATATACACTCATCAGCCGCAGCCCATCCACAAGTGCTTCCTCGTTGGCGGCCTTATACTCATCGCACATGCTGCCCCAGTCACCGTTGATATGCCGGTTTAAAGAGACAATCATAAACCGCATAAACCCTGCATCCTTGAGCTTTGCATTCACACCCGGAGTAGAATGAACATTACCAGGTTCAAACTTCCTCATTTGTGTCTCCTTTCAAATAGTCAAACATTCGTCTGTAAGTCCAGATTTCAGAATAATACATCGGTGTAAACCAATAATTGGAAAGATCATCGCCGCTTCTAATCGGGTCAGAAAGGCTATCTCCGATTTTTATGAACCCCGCAAGCCCCAAAAGGGACAGCTGGATATAGCACATGAGCCCTACATTTTGGTCGATATCCTGCGCCACAGCTAAAACATAATTTTGGAAGTTGAGACCCCGCTTTTCATAAATCTTTCGCAACTCATTGGTAGCAGCAATCAATGTGGCCCCTGCCCCGCACGCTGGATCATTGATAGTTATAGGCCTCGTTTTGGATATCGAATCTACGTCGCAAGTGATTTTAGCCATCATATCGCAGACATTGTACGGCGTGAAGAATTGCCCGTTATGTTCGTTACTCAAGTCCAAATTCATGAAAAGTTCGCCGAGGAAATCTTGCTCCTGGTTTTTATCGAGCGCCTCAACAACATAAGCAGCCAGACGAGTGAAAATATCCATTTCGCTCTTTTTGTACTTTTTGACGATAGAAAGATATATTTTTTCTCTCTCGTCCCAATGAATATGCGACTTATCCACTGCATTTGATATCGAACATGCGAACATCGTAATAAAGTCATCCCAAACCGTCCATTTGCTGCGAGTGCGGGCCAGTTCCATGAAATCTTTGATGAACAACTGTGAATAGTCTTTCGTCGCTTCCTTTTTAATAGGTTTCTTCTTTTTCGGAGATTCTTTACTCTGTTTTATGGGCTCATTTCTTTTCTCCGGAGGTGTCCAAGTGCAAGCTGCTGTCAGAACGTCCTTCAGAGTGAATTTCTTCATTTGTGTCTCCTTTCATCGGGGCCGTACCGTAATACGCCGTTTAACCCTCTCAAATCAGGCACCCCAAAATATCAATCAGAACGGGCAACCATCAGGATTATCGATCTCGGTTTCAACATAGTTCGCATACTTATCTGCAAACGGATCGTCCTCGATCTTTGCATACATCGAGTCAAGGTAAGCCGAGATGCCCCTCTTACCATTGACCTCCCACATATACGGGCTGATGACAACACCACACTCTTCGATCTTAGCAAAGTCCAGGCTGGAGATCGTGTTTTCGTTGAGGAAGACCTGCTTATGATTCGAAAGCAGACGAACCTTCGGAGCACGAACTTTGAAGCTGACCTTCACCTTAATATAATGGGTAGGCTCCTCATCTGGATCTTTGGAGATCAGTGGACGCACATTCCAGCCAGCATTGGCCAGATCTTTAGCGGCATTGGGATCGTCGATAATCACAGCAAAATTGCGGTCGCCCTCACGATTGTAGTTATCGCCCTTTCCCGAGAAATTCTTGAAGATCAGACGTGCATTGTCGATCACCAGTTTATTCATACGTTCAGCCATTACAGTTTTCTCCTTTTCAAATATCATTGTCGCAGTCACCAGCAGGCTCTTTTACCGAGGGCCATTCCTCCGGCACAATTCTGCGACGAAACTCGTTTTTGTTGATAGGGCTCGACCCCAGGTTGTTTTTAAAGATCTTCGCCAGGGCATTCCATTTGTCGTTTTGCTCGCCAAGAATCGTCACGAGCTGCCAGTTCGACTTGATTTTTCTCAGGTCGATCAGCTCGTTCGTCTCCTTGATAAACTCCTTACGGATCAGCGCCCCAACTTCCTTGTCAGTAAAGCCGTAATACTCACGATGCTTGTAGGCGTCGAGGTACTTCTTAAAATAGTCTTTTGCTTTCAGAAAATATCACTCCTTTAGTTAGGCGTCCGCCTGGTTTGAACAAAGCTCTTTGCAAGCTCTTGGATCAAAGAATGCGTAAGTGCTTTTTCAAGGTCATTAGCCGGATTATCCGCCCATGCAAATTTAATATGAAGAAGCTCATGAACTAACACTACTTCATAGTCAAAAGGCGCAAGTGTATCCGTGGCTCCAATATCCAGCTCGTCCATAATTTGTATCATGGCCGATTGAATTTCACGATTATAGGTACACGTCCCATAAGTATCTTCGAGTACCATGTTGGATTTCCGTACTGCCCAATCAAAAACAATATTCCAATTTTCAATCCCAAGAATACGGAGCCAATAGTTAAAAAGATCTTCTGCTTTTTCTTTAGTCAAAATACCACTCCATTCAAAAGCAAAAGGCTAAGACCCCATGTTCCCACAGGGCCGTAGCCTTTGAAGTTAATCCTTAATCCTGATTCTCGTACTTTTCTGCGACTTCCTCTATGTCCTCCTCGGTCATTCCGCCAACGACGCAAAGTCCGAAGTTCACAATGTTGAATCCCAGCTTCTCAAGCCATCGCAAGTTTTCATATTTATCCTCGCGACCTTCGTCGAATGCTGGCTGCCACATATGTGCCCCCGGAAATGCAATCGCGCATCCAATGACCCTACGGATTCTTTGAATAATAGTCATAATGCAAACCTCCAAATAAATTTAGAATTTTCTCCATATGAGGGCCTGCAAAATTCGCGTTAGAACGGCACATCATCATAAATAGGCGCTCCATGCTCATCATAGCTGCACCCAATGTACGGCTCATCCGAGACAAACCACTCGAAGTCGCCAAACTCGGAAATATCATGCACCGCCGTATCGCACATTTTCTGATAATACGATTTATCGATGCAATCCTCTTTCTCGAGTTTCTTAACCATCTCCGCTTCCATCCAGCGATAGCCTTTAGAGCCTGTAGCAGCCGAGTATTTCTTCCCGCCGGTCTTCTTATCGTCAGACTCACGTACCAGAATACCTCCGCCACATCCGGGCTTCACAGGGCAGAACAAACCAACCTTACCCACGAATTTGTAGTCGTGCTGATCCTCCGGCATTCCTTCGTTCATATCCAAATATAAAGCCGAAGTCACCTGCTTGGTCTCGCACATGTCCTCAAACTTGATAGGCTCTTTGCTGAACAGTGATTTGAATACATACGGAATCTGGAACTGTGTACCAGTAGCCGTCCATTCATTGGCATGTTTTCCGCCCTTGTTGATGATACCCTGCTCATTGTATTTAGCAATGTACACAGCATCATTCACAAGGCAGATGCGGTCGTAAGTGGCCTCATGCTCAAAGACGTACCCATATTCCCGGCCGTACTTGTCGATGAAGTCGAGAATATCATCCGTGACATCGGGCACTTTGATGGAATCGGTCTTGATGTGCGCTACGATAAAGCCTTTCTTCTGGACTTCTCGTTTGAGTGTTTCCATAAAGAGGGCCCCGCGCTTCGCAACAATATTGTCGTTATTACGCGGATCTCTGAAGGCGTTACTGAATTTGGCCGAAGTCAGTCCATACACCTGGTTGATTACAATTTTTAGTGCAAACGCGAGATCGTCCCAATCATACTCCGCCTTGCCAGCAGCAATCGCTTCAGCAAATTGCACCAATTTTCCGTCCAGAATGCCCCTGAGAGCCTCTACACCGTGATGTTTGATGTCCACACGAGCAGTTTTCAGGTCAGCAAAATTCTTCGTATAAGGGCCGAAATGCCGCTCTGCAATGAGGCTGGAAGGGTGCATCGAAGCAATATCATCCAGCCCCACCTTGCCGTACATGCCAGGCTCCGAATAGACATAACCACCCTCGCCAACTTCTTCGATAAGAATGATACGATTCGATGGATCACTCGGCTGGTTTTTGTCAAATTCTTTCTGCCGATCCAAAAGCTCGTACAAATACTCCGGATTGGACCGACATCTGTCAGCATCCAAAATATCAGTGCACCAGTAGGATTTCGCCCCAGTCCAGACATAATTCGGGAAGAACGGCAGAATACTCCAACCCACCGGCAATTCCTCGCCGGGCACATAACTGCGGTACTGCGGTTCGCCTTTCTCATTCCAGACACGGAAATCATAGTCGGCACCCAGTTTCTCACGCAGCTCTTCATATTTGGTATAAGGCACAGGTTTCCACAGTTCGCGGTAATTGAATTGCCACTGCGGATTTTTCTCTCCACCAAATATAATTCTGGTGGTGTGCTGGTTGGTCGTGTCATTGACAGTCAGGCCCGACAAACTCGCCAGGATCTGCCGTGCCACCCAGTCTGCCTTACGGGCATTGAAGACGGCCTCCGTTGCAATAACATCGTTGTCGCAATACTCAGCCACCTTGCCCCAAAGCGATTCATCCACCGGCTTGTCCCACGGAAGGCCCAATTCCTGGTGATGGATACCCAACTCGATCTCGAATTTCTTGAGACTCTGCTTTTTGTTCGAGAAGTCGTAAATATCTGTGTAGGAGATATTGTACGCCTCCCCAAAGAAGGCATTCTTATCACCGGCAATGATGCGTTGCGAGAGATCGTACAGTTGCTCGTTAGAATATCCAAGCATTCGGGCATAGATCATGTGATTATCGTACTTGCGGCAGTTAAAGCCAATTAGACGATACTTCATCAAATTTTCCATGTCCTGTGCAGTAGGGTTCACCATCCGGCCAACGGTCTTTCCCTCGCCTGCAACCTTCCAGTTGACTAAGAAGAGATTCGGGAATACCTCGCAGTCATAGAACGCGATAGGCACCTCATCATTGACGACCGGAGCAGAAGCCTCATCGCTGCAGAAGTGCAGTTTGGGCACCAGGTTCATGCAATACTCTGACTGGTGCGTCGAGTTCATGGCAAACACCAAAATATCATTGTACATGTCCCGCACATCATACTTAACGCCTGCATTGTAGGCATCGTCCAGCGTTTTCTTGATGAAATCCATCGAGCAGCGCGTATTGTCGTGATACTCTTTATTTAAATTCCTACGAATGATCGTTCGAATGGCTTTCTCATTTTTCACAGCTTCAAAATTAACCACTTTGCTTTCTCCTTTCAAGGGTAGTCCCGAGCTGATCGTCGCAATCGGGAGGTCATTGCAAAGGGTCAGTTTTCTTCTCAGGCTGCTTTTGCCGGTAAAGACCTTCACTTCGATGTCTTCCTCATAAATTCTCATGAGTTTTGTAACATCGCCGGAATATAAATAGTGCAGATGAATGCCTTTTCCGGACTTGGAAAGTTCTGCGTAAGTCTTGGGCCACTTTGCAGCAGCCTCCAGATTGCGCTCAAACGACTTAAATCCGTCTCCTCCTTTCAAATCAAAATCGATTACGATATGGTTCTCCGGTACTTTGACATAGTGGACTTTGTGGGTATCAAGGTCTTTGAGCTTCGTTTTAACTCCGTCCCACTTCCACTTAGGGGTCTCATCTTCTTTGGCATACTGGGCTGGACAATCAGCACAAATATCATCAAAGGCGGAGTGCTGTTCTTTAAACTCAATGGCAGGGGGTGGTTCCTCTTTGGGCTCTTCAACCGGCTTTTTCTCACCGCTGCCATCAAATTTATTGAGATCAAACCCTTCGTACCATCCACGAATCGTATTGCCATCGGGATCTACATGCTTTTCCTCGAAGACAGTAAAGTAAGCCTTCAGTTCCTCTTTAAAGAGTCGCTTGTTGTAGGGGTAGGTCACTTTAGCATCGTCGCAGTAGTTTTTGTACATCTCATAGGCAATTTTCAGAGTCGTGGAGTTTTCTTTCGAGAATATCAAGTACGAATCCGATACGAAGTTATAGAAGTCGTTGGAAGCCCCCATCATATTCGTCGGCACATAGTCATCGTAATAATCAGGGTCCTCTTCGTAGACTTCCTTGCAGTGCCAAGCGATCCCTCCAAGCTCAAACGGGATCTGCTTCATGGCATGGCGGTATTCTTTTCCGGAAAGTTTATCTCCAGTGGGCTCTACATCAATAAGTCGGCGCAGGATACCGGACCTTGCATCCGAGATCTTTACCGGCTTATTCGTACCCATAAAGAGGAATGCTTTAAACCGATTGGCATAGGCAGATCGGAACTTTTCGTTTACGGTCATCAACTCGTGAGAGACAAGACTGTTCAGGCGAGTGTTATCCTCGATCCGAGACAAATCACCATCGTGCTGAATGGCTACCAACGGATTCGTCTTAAAGGACTCAAGTGCGAACGAGTTTGACGGATTGCCCAGCGCCTTGGCATCGAAGACCGAGTAATATCCATCAAAAAGCTGCTGGATAATGTTGAGCACAGTCGATTTACCGCTGCCCGGTGGACCATACAGAACCATAAACTTCTGCAAATCCTTCGAGTCACCGGTAATGATCGATCCAATTGCCCACTCGATCTTGTGCCGCTCCGCCGGAGAATATAATACGCTCATGAGCTTATCCCACCCAGGCGTATTCCCTTCTTCCAGCGGATAGTTCAGACGCTTTGAGGCATAATCCGTCTTTTTCAGTTCCTGATTGGAAAATATCAATTTTTCGTCCAGCATGTGGAAGTTGTCTCGGCATTGCCGCTGGCAGAATTTGTGCCATTGGTCGATCATGCCGGATTCTGCATCCCACATGTACAGCGTTTTTACGACATTTCCTTTATCCCGAATTTCCTGGCTCACCCTGCTTAGTTCCTGATCCACAAGGTACGTCAGGTCCATCTCATCCGTACTCCACAGCCCTCGATCTTCGAGCCAAATCGCGTAAAAGTCTCCGCCCCGAATCATCAAATCTTCAGAACGGCGCTTGAGAACAAACTTTGGGTATATTTCGGTATACCCCTTTTTGTTCGCTCGGCCGATTTCGAGAAAGTCAACCATTACATTTCTTCGTCCTTATTCTCAGTATTGATTACATTGTTGTAGACCGTATTCCGGGTATCTTTGACAAGTCCCTCGAGAATATCAATCCGCTGGCGCTGAATGTCCATCTGCTTGAGCATGCCGCCAGTCACCGAAATTACCCCAAACAGTCCGAGCCAAAGAGCAAGGCCCGTGAGGTTATTCATTTTCATTTTGCGGCTGAGTTTACCAACTTTCTTTTCAAGAATATTCAGTGCAGTGACTGTCACTTCGGTATTGTTATTGAAGACAGGTAAAAGATCTTCAACTGTATTAATTACAGTGTTGCCGTCGATTTTATACATGGCTATTTCTCCTTTCAAACTGTAAAATTAGCAAACATGTATCGATCAAGCGCCCGCATTTTTGCGGCTTCAATTTCTTCTTCCGTAGGCTCCGCATGTATATCACCGATAATTGCTACTGCATGATCGTGATAGGGTGCTTCCTCCGGCAGTCCAGAAAGCAGAGAAAGAATATGACGTACTGCTTTTTCGTCTTCCATGGTTTCCCCTTTCAAATATCAATCGTTCTCATTGAGATACCAGTTCAGCTGTGTCCAGATTTCCACCCGGCGCATGTCCATTGGCGGCTTTCGGACAAAGAAAAGACCGCCATCTCCCTGATAGGAATACTGGCGGTCCAAAAAATGCTGGATGTGCTCTTCGACATAGAGCTCATCAAAATCGTCATCACTCATACATTCGAGGCCGAGATTCGAGATCATAGCCCAGAACCAAACGCCGGTGCGATTACCCGCCTCCGGGTCGTCCATGATGCTTTCTTCGCATCGCTGGGCCAATGCAATCATCATCTCAAGTACACTGCAGGGATGATCGTCCAAATATCTTGCGATAACATAGTCTCTGACATGTTTCTCATAGCCGAAACGGTATCGCAAATCAATGCCGTCTGCCTCTCGGTTGGAATCCAGCGGGATCGAGTAGCGGAAGTCAATTCGGTTCAGCGTGTTCAGTAGATTACGATACTGACGCCCGCCGTCTTTAAAATCTTTCGCTACAAGACCACACATCCAGTCGAAATAGGCGGCGTCAGTCTCGTTTTTCGTCATAAGTTCAGTTTACCTCCGGACGGTAAGGCAGTTCTCCGGCAACATCCTCGTATTTGCGCAGATCACGAGTAATCTCGTAGTAGCATTTGAGAATATCATTCTGTACATACACGATGTCCGCCTCGTACTCTCCAAAGTGATTCAGGCTGCCGAATCCGATCGTCTCCTCGACATCCCGAATGACCTCATCGTTCTCATCTGCCAGCACGTGGTCGGCATAATAGGTCAGAGTGATTCGGTCGTAGTGGTTATTCTCGCCAAATTCCTCCGGCGTAATCACATGGGGGTTTCCTTCTTCCTCCTCGTGATTGGCTTTGTACTTGTCCCGTGCCATCTGGCGATAAGTTTTAAGATCTTCAGCCTTCTTCTGAGCCTCGGTCTTCGGCTGCTCTTTCTTGGGTTCCTTAGGTGCTTCCTTTGGCTTAGACTCATACTTTTCTTTGTAATAGGCCTTCATCTCGGAAATATCATCCGAGGCCTGCTTAGCAAACTTGTCCTTGGCATACACCCAGGTAGCCACCGCAGCAATAGCGGCAGCGCCGGCCATGATGCCAAAATATAAAATCTTATTCATCATCGTCCTCCTTGATGCTCATCACAGTAACAGCCAACCCGGCAAATAGGGTTGACATACTGATAAGGATTCCGCCAACAATATGGCGCTTACGTTTTGAGTTGAGAATATAATCGAGGGTGGTCAGCAGATTGTCGAGATAGTCCATTTACTTCCCCTTTCCGCCGGAAAGGACCGCAATACCTCCGGCAAAGCAAACACCGGCGATTGTGGCAAAAGTATAACCAAGAATGTCACGCATACTGATTCCTCCTCAAAATATCATGTTAGATCAGGTCCAGAATGTTGCCCTGCACATTGAAGTCCAGCCAAACACTAGGCTCGTCACCATTCATAAAGTCCTGGACCCACTCGTTTTCTTCGTTCAGGCCAAAGTCAACAAAGTTATCGCCCTCATCGCCCTTGAAAACCCAGCCAACGATCTGACCTTCTTTACAGCGAGGAATGCCAAGAGAGTCGAGTACATCATTCAGGAACAGATAACCCTGGCTGCGCAACTTGTCATTGGCAAACTGCTGACGAGACTTTAAGAACATCAGGCTGTAATCAGGATTCTTTTCCCAGTTAGGATTACATTCATCAAACAGTTTGGCGTACGGGCTGCCCAGAGGATTTGTGACCTTAACAGTCTTAGAAACCTGCTTCTCGTTGCCCATATCATCGGTCACAGTCTCCTGCACAACCTCTTCATGGGTGCCCATGCGCAGCTGGTTATCAACGTCCTTGCCGTACTTCTCCACCACACGGCCACGATACTCCTCAAAGGATTTGGAAACCGTGCTGAACGCAGCAGCCAGAGCTACATTACGCTTACGCAGGATGTTGTTGGAAGCGAGAATTGCCGCCACGGACAGACCGCCTACGACCAGGCTCGGACCATACAGCTTGGCGAGCTTTACACCAGTCTGCACATAAGTGATGACGAGATCCTTCTGTGCATCCTCGTGAGAATAATCGGAGCCCATCGGAGGATTCGCCTCGACCTGATGAATGCTGGCAACATCTTCAGAGGTCTTATCCAGGATCTCAGACACCTTAGTGGTAGCTTTGCAGGCCATGACCGCACTCGCTACACCGCCGGCAATACCAGCGATCAGCAGCAGTTCCGGGCTGTGCTTAGAAATCTTTAGCTTAGCCACAGACAAATTGCGGCCAGCAACGGACATAATGTTAGAAAGTTTCATAATCAGTTCTCCTTTTCATTGTTACGAGCTTTTTCCAGCTCCATAATTGTAAGAATGCAGTAATTTGCCATATCGAGTAGCGTATCGTCGATTGATTCGTCGACCAAAGGTTTAGTGCCGAGGCCAATATTCATAAGTCGATGATACTTGTGAGAAATTTGCGTAAGAGCGGTAATGATACCCTTGTCACCAAACTCGTCCCAAGTTTCATGAAAACTATTACCGTAATCATGATTTTTCTTCAGGAAAGTTTCCCTCATTTTTTCAGTAATAGCCCTGAACCGAAGTTCATCATCTGTAAATTTAGGGCCGGAATAATCGAATGGAGACATAAATGGGGACATATTTCTCTGCTGCTCTCTGGCCTCTCCGATTGCTTCATCGAGTTCACTACCCTCTCTGATCGTCTCTCTGATCGCTTTCTCGAGCTGAGCTCGATAACATAGTTCTGTTTCCAAAAATATCATTCCTTTCAAATAGGTTTGGCTTTTGGCAGCTTCAGGGTATAGCCCTCTCGTACTCGGACAACACTCGAATCCGCCAGGTTATCCCAGCCATAACGATTGACCATATAGTTCGTGGTTGTGATGCCTGCGGAATCGTAAAGGTCACCAACCGTCACAATATTGTACTGATCCAAAATATCAATCAGATTGTCCAGCACCTGCTCACCCTGAATACGGCTGTCAAAGATAATGTCATCGTAATCAAAGGCATTCCGGGGGCGGCCAGTATCCTTTCGAGGCTCCGGACGATTGCTGCCAGAATAATAGCCTGAATACGAGATTCTGGAACTACTCGAATAACTCGGCCTTCTGGACTCACCATATAGTAACGTATCCACCGTATCATGGATAATATCCTTGATAGCGGGCACGATTCTCTCCCAGAAGATATACTCCTTAACGCTGGCAACATCCTCCGGCAGGAAAATATCAGCCAGTTTTCGGGCATTGGTCTTCTTCTTGGTCTTGGCCGTGCCCTCAATCACCTTCTGGGTCTTGGGCTTTTCTTTCACCTGCCCATTTTTAAATGCGTGGCTGTTATTGGGCATATCGTATTCTGCCATCAGCTAACTCCTTTCAGAAAATCCATTTCGGATGTAAAATGACCCTCGAGAATCACTTTCGTCTCCCGAGGGTAGTTATTCTGTTTCTTCCACTGGTAATTCAGGTTCGACTTCGCCTTTGCCATACTCGGCGCAAAGGTCTCCCCTTTCCAGTTCCGGTCAAGCATAGTCCCAAACTGGTCTACCACATGACCTTTGAAAATATAACGCATCACATAAATCACTCCAGTTTAATCGGGTCAGGAAGAGAAATAGACCATCCAGAACGGACTTTGACAACATAAGCATCGTCAATGTCCTTCCATCCATAACGAGTATCAGAATCGCAGGGATCTTTGAGTCCGGTCTCGTTATAGAAATCCGCGACCGTGACTGTTCCATACTGGTCCAGAATATCAGCAAGACGATGAAGAACATTTGCAGCCTCTTTCTGACTGCCAAAGCTAACCTGGTTGACGCCAAAGTCACAAGTTTCCCGACACTTAGAGTGGTAATCCGCATAGGAAACCTTATTATGATACTTCGGCAAAATAGAAGAGTAGTAATCCTCATAGGAAATCTTGTTACGTTTCTTCGGCCGCCCAAACACCATATTCAGCACTGCCTTAGCCCCATGCTCGCTGAATTCACTCGAGGCGGCCTTTACTCCGGCATCTACGGAACTGCGGACCGCCGTGTACAAAACATCATTCTTCTTGAGGGCCTTATACATTTTCCAGCCAGCAAAACCAGCCAACGCACCGGCACCAACAACCGCACCAGACATGAACACAAACAAATTCTTACCGAAACTCATAATTTAGTCCTCCTCAAAATGTGAAGCTTTAATAATGCCGCCGTGCTTTTGAATCAATTCTTCAGCAAGATCGATTGGAACAAATCCGTAAACAGTATCGGTAGGCATTCCAGGATCTTCGGCATATTCAAGAATTGTATCGTCAGGCTCGTTAGGAAAACCAAGTTCTACTTCAGTATATTCGCTTGCACCGTCGACTCTAGGATTTGAATAATGATACGCGAAAGCTTGGATTGAAATTTCATAGCCATCATTGCATAGTGCCCAGGGCCTAATTTTAGTGTTCGTCATGTTCCACGAAACCTTAAGCCATTCTTGTACAGTCATTGCTTTTTTCTCCTTTCAAAGCAAAAACAAAAAGCTAAGACCCTGTGTTTCCACAGAGCCTTAGCTCGAACAATTCCTTAAATCAATTAAGGATTTCACAGATTACTCTTCAGATTCGTCCTCCTGGACTTCCTCTGCTTCGGCCTCAACTGTCTTCTTGTCTTTGAGTTTTCCAACCCAGTTGCAAAACTTATTGAAAACGTTGGCAGCATGCGGTGCAATATGCTTTTCACCGAATTTACAAATTCCGTAAATAGCAGCTGCACAGCCAGCAGCGCCAGCGGCAAGCAACAAGTAATTGTTACCGGATTCTTCCTCATTGGTTTCGGTTTCAGTGATGGGTTCCTCCACATCGGTCATAGCCTCAGTAGTCTCGTTCATCATAATTTCCTCGTTTTCCATGATAAAGTCTCCTTTAATAAAATATAATTTTTGGAATCTTGTTCCATATAAGGACTTGCAAATTTCGCGTGAGATTAAAACGCATCGTAATTGTAGATGGGGCCATACTTAAAGGCCACAACCATGCAAGGAGTCTGGGCCTCATCTTTGGTCAGCTGGGCACTCAGATCCAACTGTACAGTCGAATGATGGTCATTGATACTCCAGCCAAGGTCATCACCAAGCAACCCATCCGGCAGGCCAATCAAATCATAATACTGGTTGAGCGAGACATAACCATCCTGAACCAGCTCCATATTGAGTTCATTGAGAGCACTCTTGAGCTTTTCAATACTCGACTTAAAATATCTTCCACAGATCGCGTCATAGCAGAGGGTATCACCATTGCCAGTCTCAAGCACAGTCGAGGTATTTACAGGATTCTTGGTAATTTTCTCCTCGGCAACAGCATTGCGGATCTTTTCTTCCTTCTTCTCACCAACTTCCTCAAGTGTCTTTTCTCTATACTCCTTGAAATTGGTCTCAGAAAGCGCATAAGCCGCTGCCAGTGCTGCATTTTTACGCAGATTCATCGAGTTGGCCCCGATCAGGCAGGCGGCGCCCAACACGCCGGTAATAAACGCCGGAGCATAACAGCGCCAGCAAGTCTGCACGATTTCGAGTTTGGTCAGCGGAACCCAATTCTGGAATCCATCAACAAAGGCACCTTCCTTTTCATCGTAGTAATGCAACTTTTGATTTTTAAACGTCCCGGCCTTCTTGTTTTTCTCCACTTCAGCCTTTTCTTTCAAAGCCAAAGCCTTCGGGGTAGCCTTCACCGCCCAATAAGTCGAGCTGGCCATCGCTGTAATGCCGGTCATGGTCAGGATTGTAGGCGCGTTTTTGGCCATTCCGACCTTACAGGCATGGACAAACGGCTTTACATTGATTCGCGGATACTTGATTTTCATTGGAGTTCTCCTTTCATAAATATAAACCTGCTACTTCCTCAACCATGGCTCTACCAACACTAAATACAAGATCCGGTGGTGGATATTGCCATGCTTTGATTTCATTCTTCTCATCGTACATCTCGCAGCACTCTGCTATGCCGGTATCGAAGATCCAGTACAGTTCTTCCAAAATATCAGTCATAGATTTGTGCTCGTTCGCCTTCTGGGCCATGTACTCACGGATTTGATTCAAGGCCCATCGGCAGGTGCTCTGATACTGAAATTCGTATTCCGGCCAATCCTTACTCGGCAGGAAGTAATGTTCGTTTTTAAATTTGTCCAAGACCTCGAAATCCTGAGTTCTCGGCATCTTATTTCTCCTTTCCAGAAAAAACAAAACCAAAAGGGGCTTTTACACCCCTCTGGCTACAAGGTCATCAATTGCACCACACATGCACCACATGAATATACTCACTACGATAAGAGAGATTACGCTCCAAAATATAATTTTCTGGATACCGCCCTTCCTCTCAAAGTAGCTTTCTGCACATTCTAATAAGTAATAAAGTGTGATCATTTTTATACACCTCCATATAAGGATGTGTAATTTTAGCGCATAAAAGAAAAGACCCCGTGTTTCCACGGAGCCGTTTCTCGATCAGATGAAGACCTTAGTCCTCTTTCTTAGACTTTTCATCAGTTTCTTCTTTCCATTCTTTCATGGTTGCCCATTGACCAATTGCCGAGCCAACGCCAACTACGATAATAGAAACAAGACTAATGACCTTAGTCATAGTGAATTTAGGCATCATTTGTCTTCCCTCCTTTCCATATTAGCCGGTGAAATTTCTGCGAAGTTGTATTTGCAAACTCTCGTATCTTTGCATTCCTTGCGGTACTTCAAGCACTCATACCCTTCGCGGTACATAGTTTTGCCTTCAAACATCCAGGCATAGGTAACTCTCATGGCGCATGGACACATTTAAAACATCTCCTTGTATTTTATTTTTGGCATAACTTTGTAATCCATAACCACCAAAGGACGGCCGTTATCATCCAGCTGGGCTGAGAACCACAGATCGATCATGTTAGAAGCATCAAACCCTAATGAATCGCCAGGTTTGATTTCATCCAGGCCGATTTCCATATAGAACTCATTCAGGCTCTTCCAATCGCCGCTGACCGCCATATCGCAGTTAAGATCACCGGCAATCTGCTTGATCTTACCAATATTGCACGGCCATTTTCGTCCGCTAAAGGTATCGTAGACCCACACATTGCCGTCACCAAGCGCCGCAGACTCGTCCATCTGAATTTTCTCCATACGGTCCTTTGCCACGGCATTTTTGATCGTTTCATTTTTCTCCGGTCCGACTTGCTCAATAACCTTCTGCTCGTACTCCTTGAGTGCCGTAGAACTTACAGAATATAAAGAGGAAAGCGCGGCATTACGCTGGAGGTTGATTTTATTGGCACCAATCGCGCAGGCCACAGTCAACGCGGCCATACTCACGGTCGGCACATAGCACTTCCAGCAAACCTTTACGACCTCATCAGGCTTTAAATGGTCGTCCAACCCTTCTTTACAACGACGTACTTTTTCTTCTTCGATGAGCGGAAGCGCCTTGGTGGTAGCTCGTACAGCCATTCCAACGCTCGTGAGCACTCCTGCTGCAACCAGTCCTGTAAGAATAGTAGGTGAACAATCTTCCACAAACTTAAGTCCATTCCTTGCCATCTCCTTCACAATTTTTCGGTTGAGTTTCAGATTCATTTTAGGTTCTCCTTTCAAATATAAAAACAAAAAGAAATAGACCAAGGTTCAAGCTTGGTTCTCCCGAAATACCGGGCGCTTTACCCATAAGCTATCCATTTCCATATAAGGACTTGAAAATTTCGCGTATTCACAAAGTTTTTCTGTCTATAACAGTTTCCCAACGCTCTCTTTTCAGAGGTTTCATCCTCAATCGCCACATAAGCTGTCTAACCGTTACGGTAGGATATAGCCCGTTTCTTTCCTCTTCTGAATAGCTATCGAAAAAATCTTTGAAGCCAGCCTTGAGATATATAATGTCATTGAGCCACGGATCTATTTCCGTCCAGTATGTTGACTTTGTTGACTCGTTAAATCTCTGCTGGACAACACATACACCTCTACTCCCAACTTTGTACAAAGTGCATCGATCATATAATGGGTGATTGCAAACATAAGTTTCGCCGTACATGTGTGTTGAAAATTCCGGTTTATTCGTAAAGTATCGCATAAAGGAAACACCATAAAAATAAAGAGCCCATGTTTCCATAAGCTCTTTTTCGAACCTCATTTCTTCAAGAATTTCGTACAACTGCGGATCGTATCCTTAACGAACTGCGAGCCGATCGTACCGGTTTCCTCGAACTTAAGTCCGCCTATGATGAGAATGCCATACATGCCGACCTGGCCAACGAATTTTGCCACGTCCACTGCTGTATTCACAATAAGAGCGATTCTCTTTTCGTGAAGATCGGCCTGCGCCTGAAACATCTGATCCTGATGTTCAGATGTCTTTTGGCGGGCTTCAACCTCATTTTTCGTTTCATCGATCCTGAGCTTGTACAGCGTGTCCAGCTCCTTCACGGCCTGAGCACGTTCATCTCCTTTCAGCGTCTCCAAATTTCCGAGGGTCTCCTCGATACGTTTGTTCAACATTTCGCTGTTTTGATCTGCCATTTTAATAATCTCCTTTCAAAGTAATAAATGGTTCCATAATAGCCCCAGTTATTTTCGCGGAATAAAATCCTCGTGCTTTACTTTTAAAATTACAACGTCCATTTCCGCGAAATCCCGAAATCTAGGATCTACCTCCATAAAAACCAAAGGACCGTCCTCATCCGAACGATCCACTCGCAGGCTGCCGATTGTTTTGTCATGCAGGAATTTTTCCTTGATATAGAATCCTCCGGCAGCAAAGCCCGCACAATAAATAATCAGCCCAATCAGGATATAAGACCAATCCATGTAAATTCTCCTTTAAACTGTTTCCTCAAATTTTCATCCCGGGGAATTTTACGATATGAAAATACCACTTCCTTTCGTAACCTGAGTCCTGGAAAATATAAAAAGAAAGACCCCGTGTTTCCACGGAGCCATTTCTTTTGCTCAAGAATAAATCCAGTTAGCTAAACTTCCAATATTCGAATGAATTTGAGTCTCATAAGATTCAATATCGTTGTCATAGATGCAAGTCACAAACATGCCATCGCCGAGGTACCGAACGCCAATGAAGTTGCTGTTCGGATGGGCCTTAGTCCATGCCGTAGCAGTAACAATCACAGCAGTCAATACAACTGCAATAACAGTAATGATAATCTTCCAAGTTTTATTGATTTTAGTAAACATAATTGTTCTCCTTTGTCATATAGTAATTTAGATTTACTCTTTCCATATAAGGACCTGAGATTTTCGCGGATGTAAAAAGAAAGACTCTATGGTAACATAGAGTCTTTAATAAGATTAAACCTCTTTTAGATAAAATTCGATTGTTGCCTTTCGATTCGCTTTCAAATAACCAGTAAAACTAATCTCTGTTGGGTCTACATAGAAATTCAGTATCTTGCTTGCATCAGTTTTGTTAAGTTCCTTTACAACCAGCCGATTATACCCATCAGCAATAAACTGATTGTAGTCAACCAAATCCCACCAATCTTTACCTTTATTATCTTCAAAATAATTCGGGTAAAGGTGATGGAACTCGGCGTTCAATTTTTCAGTTATTCCTGAATTGCATTTATCAGCATAAATATTGTAAACTCGCATCAACTCATGTTGCATAGCTTCTTTGATACCGGGAATAAGTCCATACATTCCCAACTCACCAAATTTAAAGACTAAATTATAAGTTTCGTTCATTTTCAAATTCTCCTTTACTTTTTTATGAGAGTTTATCTCATAAAAGGACCTGAAAAATACGCGAAAAAACTAAGACCCTATGTTGCCATAAGGTCTCAATCTGTCAGCTCATTACTGACTCAATGGGTTTCTCCCGATATGTACGGTGATATCTTTCTTTCAGATCGACCGAAGCAAGAAATGCGTTGTGTTCAAGTCTTCTCAAGCGATGATACTCTTTTGTGTCACCCTCCGCTCTGCTTTTGCAGAGTTTTCTGTGCAAACACATAAAGTCTTCACGTGCTTCGATTTTTTGAATTTCAAGTTCATTTCCTTGGACGTACCTAAGAATATCAGTATACATTTTGATACACCTCCATAATACCCCATGTCATTTTCGCGCGTGGCTTAAATGCCAAAAGAATTTATGGTAGCGGTCATAGTAGGTATCTTTGGAGCATGGCATTCCTAACCTAGATTTGAGATAGGTGTAACCTAGATTAGAAGTGACTGCCTTGAAAATATAACGGGCAAGGTCCGGGTCTGCTTTCTCGCAGCACTCCTCAATTAAGACCATGTTCTGTGAACACTCGATCTTTCGCTCGGCGCAAAGGGCTGTTCTATCCTCTACCCTATTTGTGGCAGATAGTTTCTCCCCCTGCTCAAACTCGTGAGCCATCGGGTCAACTGCCAGGTATTCACGCTTCCAGTCGGGATACTGTAAACAGAAATGCTTGAGTTCGTAGTAACGTTCTGGTGGTATCCAGTAACGATTCTTCTTTGATAGCTTCGACCGTATCTTAGTTGCCATGCTTTGCTCCTTTCCAGACGTAGCCAGTCTCCTCGTAAAGTTTCTTCGGAGAAATATAATAATTTATACGTCCGTACTTAGAGTTCATGTCCTTGATCGATGTAATCTCTTTTCCGTTTCTCGTAGCGGTTCCGATAGGCAGCCATCCTTCAATGATTCCTGCCCGCACCCAGTTGGCATCTTTTCCGTAAATTTCGGCCACCTTCACAACAGGCACCGAGCCAATGCCAAATTCCATAATTTTCCAGCTCCTTCCAACTGCTATTTTAGCTTAGCTAGTACGATGTATTCTGTCGTACCACGCTTTTGCAGTTAGTAAGTTAGCATAGAAACTTGTAACCCCCGTCCTGAACTTACAGAATTTGATGGCCAGACACAAGATGTAGTATTGATTTATTCGTACATCTATAGTAAAATATAACGCACAGAGGTGATATAATGCTTATAAAATGTCCCGAATGTGAACTACAAGTGAGTGACAAAGCGCTATCATGCCCTCACTGCGGATATCCACTAAAGCCTGAAGCACTAAAGCCTAGAAAACCTCGTCAAAACAAAAGAAAGCGCCTGCCCAATGGATTCGGCCAGATAACCGAACTCAAAGGGAGGGCGCTTAGAAAACCATTCCGAGCCATGGTCACAGTTGGCAAGACTCAAGAAGGCCGGCCAATCTGCAAACTACTAAAACCCGAAGCTTATTTTGAAACTTACAATGATGCTTATGCTGCACTACTCGAATACAACAAAAGTCCATTTGATTTTACGGAGCAAACGACTGTTAAAGAACTTTATCAGGTATGGAGCAAAGAGTTCTATCCGACTTTAAAAACAACTGCGGCTTATGTTGCAGCGTGGCGATATTGTGAATCGATTCATGATATGAAACTCTATGAGGTACGTCCTATTCATATAAAATACTGTATCGAAGAAGCAGTGATTACGGATCAGAACGGAACACATAAGGCTTCTGAAAACACAAGAGTAAAAATAAAAGGTCTCCTTCGGAAACTATTTGATAGGGCATTAGAGCTAGGATTACTCACATCTAGTCCTGTTACTCCGGTCAAAGTCGATAACAATCCAGAAGCTAAAACCCACCATATGTGTTTCACGAATGATGAAATGAAACTATTATGGGGTCACTATAAAGAATATAATCATGTTGATATGATTCTGATTCAATGCTATAGTGGATGGAGACCAAGAGAACTTGTAGCATTGAAACTCTCAGATATCGACCTAAAAAAGAGAGCTATGACTGGAGGAATGAAAACTAATTATGGCATTAACCGTACAGTCCCAATTCATCCTAGAATTTATCCTCTTATAAAGAACTATTATGACCGTGCAAAGGAAGTCGGCAGTGAATATCTGTTTAATCATGTGAATCAAGATCCTGCTAAAAATCGATATGTCCCGATGACATACAAGAGATTTTTCCTCACATATGATTTGGCAGTTAAAGAATTACATCTTGATGAGCGGCATCGTCCGCATGACGGTCGAAAGCAATTCGTGACGATGGCAAAGAGGTACAACCTAGACGAATATGCTATCAAGAGACTCGTTGGCCATTCTATTGCGGACTTAACAGAACGAGTTTACACAGAAAGAGATTTTGAATGGTTGAGGGCTGAATTAGAAAAAATAAAATAGAATGTTATAGCCGCGAGGCCAATGTATGAATAGTGTAGGAGTGTCCTACTTTTTCATACACTTTATAGCTACTTACCACTATAACATTCTACGTTATGCCGCTAAATACTTCTAATTATGCCCCTCAGCACTTTTTCAAAAC